CCAAAACCCTCATCGATTCAGAAAAGCAGCGCTCTCGGCGCGCCGAACGCTCTTTTTAAGAGTGTGTCGTCCGCCATGGCCGGCTGTACACCAAAACCCTCATCGATTCAGAAAAGCAGCGCTTTCGCAAGGCGCGCCGAACGCCTAGCCGCGCGCTAGCAAACGATGCTCGTAAGCGTGCTCATGACAAGGGCGTCAATCTCTGACCGGAAAAGGATGTCGTTGTCTTCTCGGCAAAAGATGCGGACGGTGTCGGTTACCATAGCCGCAGCGAGCGACTTAATGTTCGCAATTGCGACGGTGCAGCGGAAAATCATACCTTCTTTTACACCGGAGCGGAGGCAGATCTTCTCGGGGGTGCGGTAAACCTCGTTGTACGCGATTCCGACCCGGGTGTAGGTGAGCTGGAGGGGGTGGACGCCCAGCTTTTCGAGGGTTAGGTTGTCGCTGTAATGGCTGGCGTCGGTCACCGACTTTTTGAACTGCTTGGCGGTGAGCTGGAACTCGATCGGGAACCCCCCGAGGGCGGCCGGCGCTGTCATCGCTTCGGCCGCAAAGAGCTCTTCGTCGCGGTCGAAGGTTGAAACAGTAACGCGGTAGTTGCACTCTTTGTCGATGTCGGGGTCTTTAAAGATTATTACGAGGCTGTCGGGGTTGTCGTGGCGGTAAAGGAGTGTAACCTTGAAAAACGACTTGTCGACGCTCGAGAAAATTCGCTCAACGTTGTCGCGGTTTAGCCCCAGCCAGAACGTGTCGTCGCAGTAAAAGTGGTTCATCTTGTCGCCCGGGAGCTCTGCAACGATGCGGCACGTTTGAGCAAAGTCTCGCGTAAAGAAAGTAATTCCCGTTGGGGCGCACCGGATGTGGACGTCTACGGCTTTAAGGTTTTTAAAGTAAGCGAAAAGGCTTTTTAGCATCGTGGGGTCTTCGTACACAAACTCCAAGCGGTTGTTGGCGTCTGACGGGCTTTCAACGATGCCGTCTTTGCGCAGAGGGGGGGCCGGCTGCTTTTTGGGCGGGCGGCCCGGGCCCCGCTTGAGCTTTGCAACGGCCGCTGGCTTTTCGGGCTGATGGGTGCCTGACATTGGCGCGCTAGGGCAGAGCTTTAAATAGCGCTTTGGGCGAAAAGTCTAACAGGCGCGAGCGGCGCGCCGGTTTCTAGTATAAAAGCGGCGCGTTGGTCTCTAGTACTTATCAGGTCTTAATGCACTACGGTGTCGAAGACCGCAACACCTAATAGTACTTAATCAGGCCTTAATGCACTACGGCGTCAGAGGACCGCAACACCTAATAGCACTCAATAGGTCTTAATGCACTACGGTGTCGAGGGCCGCAACACCTAATAGCACTCAATAGGTTTTTAACGCACTACGGTGTCAGAGAACCGCAACACCTAATAGTACTCAATAGGTCTTAACGCACTACGGGGTTAGAAGACCACAACACCTAATAGCACTCAATAGGTTTTTAACGCACTACGGCGTCGGAGAACCGCAACACCAAATAGTACTCAATAGGTTTTTAACGCACTACGGTGTCAGAAGACCGCAACACCGAATAGTACCTAATCAGGTCTCTTAACGCACTACGGTGTTAGAACCGCAACACCGAAATAGTACTTAAAGCAAAAAGACTAAGCATTGAGACCATTGCCAATGAGGTTTATCCGAGGCGTGGTAGTTGCCCAATAACACTAAAAATGTTATAAATTTATAGGCGTGTGGCGTCTTGTCTCTTATGCACTCAGAGAGTCAGGGACGTTAAACAGCACAAAAGTACGCGCGGCTGTAGCGGTTCGACGGTCGCTGCGGCGCGCAGTACTACGTGCAACGGTGGCGAGGTTCGCCTCGCTTACCGCCGTAGCAGCGCGTCCGCCCCCCCTCGTGCTCTAGTACGTACAGCTTTAAGCTGAGGCAAGGTTCGCCTCGCTTACCGCCGTAGCAGCGCGTCCGCCCCCCCTCCGTGCTCTAGTACGTACAGCTTTAAGCTGAGGCGGGGTTCGACGGTCTGCCCCTTCTCTACCGCCTTGGCGGCGCGTTTGCGCGCCGGGCGCCGACCCGAGTAAAAAGCCTCGTCGACAACGGCCCGATAGAGCCCGAAAACCTGGGCCTGCCGGGCCGCAGCGGCGGCCACCGAGGCTTTTCCGCGCTCTGCGGGGGCCTCCTGGTAGAGCGCGAGCGCCTTCGCTGTCCCGCCAATCCGGTTAAAAGCCTGAAGCAGCTTTTGCCGCACCGCCCCGATCGACGCGCCCAGGTCCGCCATCTGCGAGATCAGGACCTCTTGCCGCTCCCCCCGGGCCGCGAGAACGCGCGACCCAAACAGAGCCGCTCTTGACCCGCCCGAAGCCTCTTGCCGCATCAGCTGGCGGTCGCTCCCCCGCTTCGAGACCTCTGCGATGGCTCGGGCGATGTAGGTTCGGTACACGTCGCGGCTGCCGCGCTGCCCCGTTATCGCCGAAAGGAGGCCGTCAGCCGTGGTGGGGGGGGCCGCCTCGTAATCTTCTGCGAAGCGCGCGGCGAGAACCTGGCCCAGCTCATCGAGAGTAAAGTTGGACGGGAGGCCGTCCACTTTTGCGTCGTAGTCCTGAACCAGCTTTTCGGGGTCGGCGAAGGTCCGTACGCCCCCCTCGGCGCCAGCGCACCGCGCGGCTTCTTCGCCGTAAACGGCGGCCTCTAGCAGCTCTCCGAGGCGCTCGACCCGCGGCCGGGGGCCGGCGCCCACAAACTGGAAGTCTTCGGCCGAGAAGCCGGCGGGGGGGCGCAGCTCTTGGAGTGTGGCCGCGCGGTCGATGGTTCGAACGACGGCGCCAGCGCTGTCGGCCTGAGCGGCGAGGATGGCCGGCGGGGCCGCTTCGGGCCGCCGGCCCGCTAAGGGCTCTTCTCTAATGGTTTGCAAGCGTTCGGCCAGACGGTAGCTGAGCCCGGAGTTTGCCGAAGCCAGCGGGCCGAACCGGGCAGCGGCCTGGGCGTCGACGAGGGGGGCGAGGTCGTACCGCACGGCCGCTCTGGCCTGCGGCAGGGTCATGTCGATCGAAACGGCGGCGCGGCGGCGCGCCTCGCCGTTTTCGGGCGTTAGCCCGAAAGCGACCCCCATCGCTTGCACGGGGTGCAGGCCGGCCCGGGCTTCAAGGGCCCTCTGGATGGCGGCGGGGCTGTCGGGCGGAACCCCCAGAGCGCTGTTCTTAGCCCTCTCAACGTACGCCGCGACGTCGACCCCGCGGAGAATCCACGCCTTTAGCGCCGCTGAGTATAGCGCGGCCCCGCTTACGGTCTCCGCTTTCTCAAAGTAAGCCGCCGAAACCTCTTCGGGGGAGCCCCCGGCTAGCCGGAGAGCCCACCCGCCGGCTACGGCGGCGGCCGCGGCGTGGCTCGCCTTGGCGGCTTGGGCGCGGGCCTCGCGGAGGCGCGCCGCCTTCGAGCCGGTCTCTTCTACAAACGTTCGGCTCATCCGGCCCACCGCTTCTTCTTGGAGGGCTGGGTCCAGAGCGGCAGCGGCGCCGGCATCGAGAGCGGTCCGGACCCGGTCAAGCCGCGCCAATAAAGAGAACGCGCTTTCGGCGAAAGCCGCGTCTTCTGCGCCGGCCAAGCCCGTAGGTAGAGCGGCGGGCGCCGCGTCCGCGAGAGCTGACCGGTAAGCCGCGCGGCCAGCCGGCCGCAGCTTTCGGGCGGCGTCGTCGATTACGGCCGTGTACGCGCTGAGGGCTTGAGCGTATTGTTCCAGAGCTTCCATCCAGGCCTGGAGGGGGGCTAGGGGGGGCGCCATGTTAGACAACGCGGTACCGATTGGATACCTAGCAGTATTTTACCCGCAGACACCCGTCCGCCGCGAAATGGCGACCGCACGAGCTCAGCGGCCGACGTGGCACCCCGTCACGCCCCAGATCGCGGACCCCGACCTAGCCCCCGCGCCCGCAGCTTTCGCCCCCCCCGGGGCTCAGCTCGGCGCGTACCCCGAGCCGTACCCGCCCGAACGGGCCCACGACCAGTTCTTTTCGAAGCACAAGTTCGCCATCGTGGTTTCGGCGGTCGTTTTGATCATCCTGATCGTGGTTCTTTACGTCTACCTGACCCGCCGCAGCAGCAAGCAGAAGGGCAGCGCCTTCCTAGAAAAAGGCGGCCAGCCCGGCGGAGGCACGAACGGGGGGGGCGCTCTTCCCGAAAACTTCGACGTTAAGGAGCTCGACCGCCTTCGGGCGGCGCGCCAACTCCAGCGCGGCCACCAGGCACGGGGTGGCGCTGCGCGCGCCTCTGCGCACGACGGCTCGCTTCGGCAGCCGGGCGCGTACCCCCCGGCGCCGCGCGCCAGCAGCTCCCCGGCGCCGCGCGCCAGCCCCCTGGCTGCGCTTCAAGCCAGCGCAAGCGACGCTGGCAGCGCAAGCAAAGCGAGCGACGGCCACGCGAGCGTTCTTCTAGCCGGCGATGCGTGCGGCGTGGAAGCTCCCCGGCCCACGCCCCCGCCGGCCGCTGCTAGCGAGCAGGGCTCTGCCTTCCGAGACCAGGAGCTTGTCGCGCAAACCTTTGTCCCTCCAACCGAGGCTCCTCGTGCGGCGACAGAGTCACGCTGCGCTGCCCCTGAAATCGAAAACGTGGCAGCGGCGCCCGGCGCTAGCCTTGACGACTTTATCGAGAGTCTCCGGAACGGTGCCGAGTAAGCCGCGCCCTCTTGGGTTTTTGCGGCGTGATTTTGCTCGCATGGGCCCGGCGCCGCGCTCTCTTATGCTTTGGTTTTTGCCCGCGAGACCGGGTAAGCTGCTTACTTTCAGGCCCGGCGGCTAGCCGCCGCGCTAACAAACAGACCTAAAAATCTTGTATTAAAGAGAGGGCTACAAAGCCATACCGGAACACCCTTTTCTTCTTGGCAACCAAACCGACCGTATGGCCACTAAGCAGCCCGCCGCCGCGCCCATGGAAAACGCTGAAGCGCTCGCTCCCGCCGCTGAGCTGAAAAAGAAGCGCAACCTTATGACCGAGACGCTCGATATGTCGATTTCTAACGCTCGCTGTCAGAGCCACATGAAGGTTTGCTTCGTTCCCGCTAGCACCGAAGCAGAGCTAACTGAAAAACGGGTTGCTCTTAGGGCCGCGAAAGGAGCCGCCAGGGCTGCTGGCCGCAGCTTTGACGACGACGCCGACATCGCCGTTCTGAAAGAAGAGATTGATGCCATTACCGAGCAGGTGGTTCGCATTGGCGGCGACGCGCCCATTGCGATGGCCGCTTTCGCCGACAGTATCACCAAAGAGTGCTTGAAGCATGCGATGGACCAAACGATTGCGGCTGGCCATAAGATCGTTGAAATTGCCGCTCTTCACTCGGGCGGCCTTTCTTCCATCCCGGTTTGGCCCCTTATTTGCGACCTCGACGCAATAAAGGCCTACGACCCCGAGCACGAAGCGGTCCTCCGTCAGGAACGCGCTGTTGTTAACAAGGCCCAAAAAGCGGCCCGCGAAGCCGTAAAGAAAGCTCGAGAGGTTGGCGAGGCCGGGGCCGACGACGGCGACGACGACGACAACGACGAGGACCACCACGGCCCAACCACGACGTTTCACACCTACGTCGACAATGCGACGAAAGTCGTAAAAACAGAAGCCGCCTACGGCGCAATGCGGGTTTCTCAGCGTTTGCGGGAGGTTGTTTCTGACGTTGTCGCCGAGTTTGTGGCGCGGTTTTCAAAAGTCGCCAAGGTGAACGTTCTGGAGCTTCTTGGCGTGCGCACCCTTAACGCTGGCCACCTCCTGGCGATTGCCAAAAGCGTTTTCGTTTTAAAGTCTGGCTGCGAAGAAGACGCCGGCGCGCAGGCAGTTCTTAGCTACGCCGCTGAGAAGGTTAAACTTTACCACGACTACCTCGAGGCCGAAAAAACCCGGAAGTGGGGGGGGATGGACCCCGTTAGAAAAGCCGAGCTTGAAGCGAAGAAAGCTGCTGTTGCCGAAGCGAAAAAGAAGCGCGACGCCGAGAACGCTAAGAAAAAGGCGGTTGAAACGGCCTAATTTGCCGCCGAACCTTGCTCGGGCGCCGTTTTTTGCCGCTAAAGCCGGGCCGTGCGCGTAAGACGACAAGCCGCACTGGTTTGGCCTTAGACAGAGCCGGCTTCTTGGGCGTTTTAAGCGCTGAACGCCTTCTGTTACCGTTTATTGCTCGGGCCGGTTCGTGGTGATAAGAACGTTTAGCCGTAAGCTTTTGCGCAAAAAATGAAGCTGTAGGCGGCCAGGTACTGACTTTAGGTTGCAGTTACGTTTCTAATGGAAGCATTTTCTCAACAAATTAAGCCGGTTTTCTTGACCATCGTAACGTTTTACGCGCTGTGTTACTTGGGAACGGTACAAGGATGTTTTGAAAAAAACAACCCTGGCGATGGCGAGAATGTTACCATTATCCGCTGCAACCTGGACATAACCTATTGCGAAAAAAAAGCTAGCTTTAGGGTGATTTGCTTTAAACCGATTACAAGTATACTGGTTACATGCTTATGGCGGGACGGTCTCTTCATTTGCATTACGAGAGAATCTAGCACTTACTGTTCTGTTAAAAACGACAGTTTGACGTTGAGCATAGGAACCTTTTTAAGAGACTGTAATCTCCAGTACGAGGAAACCCCTCTACTGCAATGTTTTGTGCAGACTCGAACGGTGGACGGATCACCAGATAGTGAGAATAGTTCTCGGGTTGTTACGCGGCCATCCAATAGCGGTCCAGAGAGTACCGATAGCGGTCCAGAGAGTACCGATAGCGGTGTTTCGCGTTTAGGGACAGTTAAGAATGCGTTTGAGTGGTTAGCGGTTGCCTTTTCAATAGCCTTGGCTGTCTGGATGCTGTGTTGTTGCGCTGTAGATGCTGCCGATAAGCGAGCTAGTCGTTATTAAGCCATACGGCTAAAGTGCGCAAGATTAAACGCTAAGTAAGCAACAGACCCATGCTCCTCTCGAAGTCTACAGGGTCAAGCAGCAGACCCATGCTCTGCCCAGAGTGCCCTGTCCATTTTTAACGTTTCTTTGCATTTTCGCTACGCCCGTCGAGGCAAGAAGCCGGTTCGCGCTCCGTCCAGAGTGCCCCGTCCATTTTAACGTTTCTTTGCATTTTCGCTACGCCCGTCGAGGCAAGAAGCCGGTTCGCGCTCTGCCCAGAGTGCCCCGTCCATTTTAACGTTTCTTTGCATTTTCGCTACGCCCGTCGAGGCAAGAAGCCGGTTCGCGCCCCGTCCATTTTTAACTTTTCTTTGCATCTCTGCGCCCGTCGATTTTTAACCTTCTTTTGCATTTCGCCCGTCGAGGTAAAAAGCCAGCAGCTTCTAGGGCGGGCGGTTTGCGCTTACGACAAAACTTCCGGAGAGGCCGCAATCTCAGCGAAGCGCGCAACGAAAATCGCGGCCTCGGCATCGGTTGTGCTGTCAGAAAGGCTTACTCGAAGGACGCCTGGCCACAGCTCAGGCGGAACGTCCATCGCCTCGACGACGTGGGAAGGGCTGTTGCCGACCGACCCGATGCCCACGATTACCCCCACAGCCTCTAGAGCTGCCCGCATTTTTTTGTTGCAAATCCCACCCCCGCGGGCTGGCGAGCGGAGAACCGACAAAAGTATCGTGTTTGGTAAGATTTTGGCGCGGTCGGCCGGACCCAGCCAAACGACGACGGGGAGGTCCTGGTTGGCCGCGGCGTCAAGCTTTCGGGCAAAAGCCCCCCCCCGCTCTGTTTCTGGCGCGGCTCGAACCCGCGAGCCGCGGGGGGTCGCTGGGTTTTTGTCAGAAACCCGGGGGCGCGCTTCGCAGTAGTCGTCGGCGTGGACCGTTAAGAGCCGTAGGGCCAGCGCTGTCTGGATGCTGTCGCGGAGACGCCGAAGCTTTTGGTTTTTATTTTTCCTGTCTGTGGCCGCAAGCCTGTAGGCCGCAAAGGCTCCGGCAATCCCTGCGATGTTTTCGGTTCCGCCGCGAAGCCCTTCGTTTTGGCTTCCCGCGACAAGAGCTCCGAGGCCGTACCCCTCGACAAAGTCGTTTCGAAGCGCAAGGAGGCCAACCCCCGGGGGGCCGTGCAACTTGTGGAAAGCCGCGGTAAAGGCGTCCAGGTTAAGGTCGACGGGCCGGACCGTTGACCGCCCAAAAAGCTGAACGGCGTCGGTGTGAAACGGGACATTGTGCTCGTGAGCAATTGCCCCGAGGGCTCGCACGTCGTTAATCGCCCCCGTTTCGTGGTTGGCGGCCATTATGCTAACCAAGCACGTGTTGGTCCGGAGAGCTTGCCGGAGCTCTTTGGGGTCAACGGTCCCCGCCTGTCCCGCCGAACCTTTGCCGACTCTCCGCACCGGCAGCACCGTAAGCTGGGCCATCTTGTCCCGCGCGAGCCGACGGCAGCAGGCCAAAACCGACTCGTGTTCGGCCGCGCTCGTAACAATGTGGGGGAGCTTCCCGGTTCGGGCGGCGTACGCGCGCGCTGCGGCCGTTAAAACGTGAGCGTTTCCCTCAGACCCCCCGCTCGTAAAAACAAGCGTGTAGCCCCGGGGGCCGTTAAGGTCAAACCCGCCCTCGGTAGCAAGGTACTGCCGGAACCGCTGCATTACCTTTCGCGCCTCGCGAGCTGAAGCATACTCGGCTGAAGGGCTTCCCCGGTTCATCCACTGGATGACGGCGTCAACGACGTTTGGGGGCATAGCCGTCGTCGTGTTGCTGTCGAGGTAGATTTCTGCCATCGCCGACCCTTTTTGTCCTGTGCAAACGTGGCGCGGCTACCTACCCGCTGTTTTTTAAACCCGTAAAACGGCTCGCGTTGGCTACCTACCCGCTGTTTTTTAAACCCGTAAAACGGCTCGCGTTGGCTACCAACCCGCTGTTTTTTAAACCCGTAAAACGGCTCGCGTTGGCTACCAACCCGCTGTTTTTTAAACCCGTAAAACGGCTCGCGTTGGCTACCAACCCGCTGTCCTTGCCCTGTAAACAGGTTCGCCATAAGTAGCCTCTCGTCTTTTTTTTTTTAATAAAAAAAAGCGCAACACTGGCCGCTTACCTTCTTACTCTGCAGAACAAAACGCAAAGCTTTGCGGCCGCTCGCCTCTGTCTTTAAATCTTTTTTGCGAACGGCTTTGCCGTCGTCCAATTAGCTCTTCCAAAACCTAGGCGTCGCCAGCAGCGCTTTATTTAAACCCGCAAAACGAGGGCCCGCGGTTCGGCAAAAAGAGACGGCACACGCCGGCCCGCAAAAGAAAAGACGCACGCCGGCTTTAAGGGTTAGCGTCGCCGGTTTCGGGCGCGGCGTTGCCCGTTTTGGGCGCCGCGCCGGCAACGCTTTTTTTGCCCGAAACCCGGACAGAGCCAGGCCCCGCCCCTTGCTTGAAAAACTCTACCATCGCTTGCACTTGCTCAGGGGTAGGATGGGTGGTGCAGGTCGCCCGGAGGGGCAGGTTTTTTTCGGCAAAGATTTTGTCTTCGTAGACCGTGCCGCTGCGGCGGCGCTGGACAATGCAGCTCTCTTTCCCGCAAGGGTTATCTAAGGTACAGCTATCCATCGCAACGGGCGTACCAGCTATGTACCCGATTCAAAAAACAAGGAGCGCTTTTTACCCAAAGCGCCCAGCCTCTCCCTCGTTCATAAGCTCGATTACTTCAAGAGAATACTCGCGGCCCACGCGCTGAGCGCGACCCACGCTTTGCTTGGCGATATTCTTGTCGAAATGGCAGTGGTACAGAACCAGGCGTGTTACTTCGGGGAGGTGAAGCCCAGCGCAGTCGCGGCTAGACGCCGCGATCATGACAGAAACCGTACCCATTTTAAAAGCGTTAACGGCGTTGTCGCGGTTCTGCCGGGTCCCGCAAAGAGAAACGTAGGCAATTTTTAGAGCGTCGAAAGCCGCCGCGATTTGGCGCGTTGACTCGGCGTGCATTGCAAAGACGAGGTAGCGGTGGGGGGCCCCGGCCGGCAACGGGGCCGCCCGGCGGCCCTCAAGCAGGCCTTCGACGATTGGCGACACCGGGCCGTCAGACACGCTCTGGATGGGGTCGCCGCGAATCAGCTGGAGAAGCGCGCGGAGGCGCGCCTGGTGGTTCCAAGCCGCGTAGCCGTCCTTTTCGAGCTTGGCGGCTTCGGGCGCGGGCCTGTGTTTTTCGGGCGCGGGCGCGTGTCGTTCGGGCGCGGCCAGGAGAGCTTCGTCCGTAAGAACCGACTCGAGCTCCAGGTTAGCTCCGACGTAAAGCAGGTGGCGCTCGGGGTTGACCGTTTCGGCGCAGTTGGGGCAGCGGCCGACGTAACGGCGGAGACGGCCCTCGCCGATGACCGTGCAGTAGCCGCAGATGACGATCTGGCAGCAGTTTACGATGTAAGACTCGCCGCCTTTGTCGATCGGAACCATGCAGGCTTGGCACTGGCTTTGGAGAACGTTTTCGCGCATGCGTTGGAGGCGGCCGCCGTGCTTGGTTTTCTCTTTCTCGGCCCACTCTCTGAGCGTCTTCAGCATCTGCGTAAAGAAGGGGCTTGGACGGCCAAGGCGGGCAAAAGCGGCTTCGGCCTCAGCGTCGGTGCCCTTCTTGAGAGCCTTTTGGATTTCTTGCAGCTCATTGCTGTCGTTCTGCGGAAGAACCGACCGGGCCGCGGCTGCCTGGGCGCAGCGGACGCGTTCAAGAGCTCGCACGGCTTTTCGATACTTTTCGACGCGGGTGGCCAGCACCCGCTCGACGAGCTCGCCGATGTCGTGAACCCGAATGTTAAGGCGCTCGGCCGCGGTTTCAACAGCCCCCGCTGCTGCCATCTCGAGGACGTCGGCAGGGACCCCTAGGTCTTGGAGGATGCCGACCGCGTGCCCGCCCTCTACAACGATGCGCCGGTAGCTGACCGTGGTCGCGTGGATGTGGTCGTGGACGTACCCGTCTTCGCAGGAAAGGCTGAGAAGGTTGTCGAAGAAAACGTTGCAAGCGCCACTCAGGATGGGGGTTGTCCAGTTTGCCCGAACGAACCCTGCAACGGTCGTATCCGGGGTAATTTTTCGACAAACCGTCGTCGGGCGCAGCGTGGCCGAGATGACCCACGTGAAAAACGACGGAAGAAAGCAGTCTTCGGTGGACAAGCGGATCGTGTCGAAGTCGTCTACGATCATCCGGCTCCAAACGCAGTTTTCGGTTACCGCGAAAAGCGCCCGGGTAAGAGCCCGATGGCCGGTTTCGGGCTTTGGCTCGCCGTCCACAACGAAGGACGTGGTTGCCTTTCCAACCTTGAGAAGGACGAGGTCGACGTCGCTTGCCCCAGAAGACTGGAAGAGGGCGCAGAAGCGTTGCAGGGTCCGTACGCCGTCGATCGTAAACACCCGGAGGTGGGGAGCGAAGGTCCGGATGCAGTCTTCCCACTGCGAGATAACAGAGGGGGCCGCCACAACCAGGGTTGACTCGATCAGGCGCGAGAAGCGCACGTGGAACGTTGGGAAAACGCCCCGGCCTTTTTCTTCAAACACGTACGCGTGGCGGCCCTGGCGGCTCGCCACGCGGAGGCGATTTACGCCCGCGCCGGCGTCCATTATTAAGAAGTTGAGCGGCGTTGGTAGGGCTTGCGGGCGCCGGGAAGCGCACACCAGAGCAACACACAGGACCGTTTTGCCAAAAGAGAACTTGGCGGAGATCCGCGCGCTGCGGCACTGGATGAGAGACTCGACCTGGGGTTCAGAGCTAGCAAGCTCAGCGGGGGGTTTTACGCGCAAGGCCGGGAGGGCTTCCAGGTCGAGCATTCCCTGCAAAAGCGTCGCCTGGGGGGGCCAAAGGCGCCCCTGGAACCCGGCGGGGGGCTGGGCCCGGGGGTCGTCGGCGGTGAAAGCCCGTGCTGCAAAGACGTGGTTTTCTCGACGGACCCAAGAGACCTGCGCGCGTTCAGCCATTTCGCGACAGAAATATGGGAGGCTCGGGCTGGTTCAAATCTGCGCCCGCGCTCTGGCAAGGTTTTGTCGTTAGCCCGCCCGACGCCAAAAAGCTTGCTAACGCGGCTGTGGGCGGAGCGGGCAGGAGTGCGACGCGCTGGCCGTTGCGTTGTTCTAAGGGCGGCGTGCCTGGCGAGCCTGTTGTTCTAAGGGCGGCGTGCCTGGCAAGCCTGTTGTTTTAAGGGCGGCGGATGCCTGGTAAGCCTGTTGTTGTAAGGGCGGCGTGCCTGGCAAGCCGGTTGTTCTAAGGGCGGCGTGCCTGGCAAGCCGGTTGTTCTAAGGGCGGCGTGCCTGGCAAGCCGGTTGTTGTAAGGGCGCGATGCCTGGCAAGCTTGTTGTTCTAAGGGCGGCGGATGCCTGGCAAGCGCGCGCGCGCTCACACTGCGTACCGAAGGTGAACACTGTCGCCCTTGCGAACCAGAAAGTTGAGAGCTGACATCGAGACAACGAGCTCGGCTGGCTGCTTCGTGCTGATGCTGTCGCCGCGGTACGAAAGGTAGAGCTCGCGGCTGGCCGATAAGTTGTAGTAGCCGCTGGGGTTAAACTGCCCGGGGTACAGGCAGAACGTCGCGAGGTACGCCGAGGTATCGCGAGGCGCAACGGTGGCGGTTCCCGCGAAGTAGCGCTGGGGGAGGTAAGCGTTGAAAAAGCTCGCGGGGAGGTCCGGGTACAGGTCGATCCCGTGAGCTGTAAGCTTGAGCTCCTGGGTGATGGGGTCGAGGGTGTCGATCTCTTTCGCGTTCTGGCAAACGAGCTGGCACACGGCTAGCGGGCTGTTCCAAATGGCTGCCGGAACCGACAGCGAGTTCGTCTCGGTGCGCGCCCGGGCGCGCCCAAAGAGGTGCCAGTGGTCAAAGTCGTTTAGGTTCGCTCGGTCCCGAAAGCCGGCGTAGAGAAACTCGGCGGGGTACTTCAGTTGGTCCATAAGGACGCTGGCGGCGGCCATGTTCAGCATTTTGTGCTGGCGGCGGTGCACGCGGATGAGCGTAAAGCCGATGCGCGTCGCAAAGAGGTCGTGAACCTCGGGATTTACAAAGATATTGTTCACATACAGATCGATCTGGAGGCCGAGGCGGTTGACCGAGAGGGGGACCGCCTCGCCGCTAGCCTGGTCGAGCTGCTGGACGATTTCCTGAATCGGAGCGAGGTCAGCGACGATCGTCCTCTGGGTGTTCGGGACGAGGTCGTTCAAGAGAGCGTTGGCGGCGTCGCCGCACATCCAAAACTGCAGGGGGACCCAAAGGTCTGCGCCTGAGTGCAAAAACTTCGGAGTTTGGAGGCCTTCTCGGTACGAAAAAACCCCTGAAAACCCGTTCTGGTTGAAGTACTCGGCGCGGCGCGTTTCGGCCTGGCCCATCCCGCGGTCCCACGCGGTGCGCTGGTCGGCGGGGATCCGGAACTTGTTGACAAAGCTCACCTCGTCGCGAACGTAGTCGTCGATGAGGGTCTCGCCGGAGCAAAACGAGACGCGGCGGAAGAGACGCATGCCGGGGTACGCGCAGAAGCGGTACCGGGGGCTGCTTTGCGGCGGCGTCTCCCACGGGAAGGTGGACGACAGGGTTACGGGATTGGCCGTTCCGATGTCTTGAAAGCGGACATGGAAAACCATGTCGCTGGTGAAGTGCCCGTAGATTGGGAAAGTGAAGGTGGCGGTGCCGCCCGAAGAGCTAAGCGCGGCGAAGTCGCCGCTCGGCTTTACCCGCACGTACTCGCAGGCGACCAAGGCGTAGGGGCGGTACACGGCCCGCAGGTACAAAATGTGGGTTTGCTCGAGGTCCGCGAGCGTCGGCTGGGGGTTTTTATCCCCTTTCGCTTCTCGCTCTTTTCGAATCTGCGAGAGGCGTTGGCGGAGGTAGTCAGACGCGGTAAAGAACTTGTCGACACGCTCGTCCCGAAGGAGAAGCTTAAAGACGGCTGACTGAGACATTGTGTTGTGGCCGGCGGCGGTCTATAAACACGGATAAAGACTCGGGCGCTGCAGGTTTTTGCTTACCGCCGGGTTCAGTACCGGTTCGAAGGCCACGCAGCCCGCCGCTTGAACGTCCAGCCAGCCCGGAAGGCTACAGCGCCAAGCGTGGTATCGGCCGGCCAGCGCCCGGATTTAAAGGCGCAGAAGACCGGTTATATGGCATGGCGGACGCTTCCAACCCTCCGGCCGCCGGCCTGGCCGCTACGCTCGTGGCCCGGGGCCTTCGGATTTCGATCGCTGGCCTCGGCGGCCGCGGGGGGTACCAGCGGCTCGCTAGGACCCTTACCGTAACCGAGAAGGTTCAGCCGGGCCGTCCAAAGACCTACGCTCGGGCTTGCCGGACAGCGTACTTTACAGACCCCCAGGACCCCGGCTTCGTTTACGTTCCCCGGGTTAAAGCCCCGGCCCTGCTCGGAACGGCCTTGAAGGCCACGCACGCCCCCGCTTTCGCTGAAGCCTGCCGGGTTGGGGGGGGGGTCCGCGCGGTACCTGCCGCCCGCTGGCGCCCCGCGCAGCGGCTCTACGCCTACCAAGAGGCTGCCGCTAACTACCTTTGCAGCGCCGCCGGCCCCTTCGGAGCCGCCGGAGCGGCTGGCGTCGCTTACGTCCAGATGGGGACCGGGATGGGGAAAACCCGTTTCAGCATGGCGGTGGCCGCTCGGGGCCGGGGGCCGGTGTTCGTCGTCGTCCCCACGGAAGCGATCCGCCTCCAGTGGATGGACGAGTTCGCCAAGGTTTTTCCGGAGCTTTCGGTCGCGGCCTACGCGAACCCCCCGAAGAACGGCAAAAGGGCCGCGCCGTCCCCCGCAACGCACGACGTCGTCATCGGGATCGTCAACACGGTTCGGGCGAAAACGGCGGGGTTTTTCGCCGGGTACGCGACGGTGGTGCTGGACGAGGCCCACGAGCTCTCGTCGCCGCACGGCGTCCGGGTCCTTTGGCTAGCCCAAGAAGCCCCCCGCGTTCTTGGCCTTTCGGCGACCCCCAGCGAGCGCCTCGACGGCCTCGACCGCGTGGTTTTCCATTTCCTTGGCCGCCCCATCCGCGCCGAAACCGACATCCCCGGCTTCGACACCGTCGGCGTGAACTTTCTTGGCCGGGTCCGCGAGGTTGAGTACGAGGGCAGCCCCGAATACTGCGAAACGGTCCTTAGCGCCGCCGGGACCGTTAGCGCGATCGGGACCATCGGCAACCTCATCCGCGACCCCGCCCGCCTTCGGCTGGTTGCCGCCGAAGTGGAACGCCTGTTCAGCCTCCACGAGACAGAGCCGCCGGCCAGCTTGGCGGCTTTTGGGCTGGGTTTGCGCCCGGCCGCCGCCGCCACCCCGGGCCACCCTGAAGGGGCGCCCCGCATGCACGGGGTCTTCGTGTTCGCAGAGCACCGCGAGTACCTCCCGGCTCTCCGCGACGCCCTTTGCGAGCGGTTTGCTCCCGAAGACATCGAAGCTCCTGAACTTGGCAGCGCCGCGGCCGGCACCGTTCCGGTCGTGCTTCGAGGCGGCGCGACCCGAGCCGAAATACACAGCGCTCACCGGGCCCGGATCGTTCTTACGACGTACGGGTACAGCCGCCGGGGCGTTTCTATCGTCGAGATGACGGCGATCGTTCTCGCGACGCCCCGCCGAAGCGGGCTGCGGCAGATCCTTGGGCGGATAACTCGCCGCGGCTCTGACGAGAGCATCCTCCGCCTGGTCGTTGACATTAAAGACGTTTGTACGGCTCTGAGGGGCCAAAACGCCGACCGCCGGAAGGTTTACAAAGAGAAACTGTACCCCATCTACCGGGTTCGCGTTAACCACGCCGACTTCTCAAAAAACCGTACAGCGGCCCGCCCCACCGGTGACGAAGAGCTGGCTTGGGAGCCGCCCCTTAGCAGCGGCGGGCCCGAAGAGGCTAACGGGCCCGCCGCGCCACGCGTAAGCCTACAAGCCAAACCACAACAAGCTGCTGCCGAAGCGCGTATCTGAGCCAAAAGGCGAACGAGCTACTGCGACCAGCCGAAACGCGGGCTCGCGGCTATCTGGGCCAAAAACAGACCCGCTGGCCCAACCCGAAGCGCAGACCTGCCGCTTTCGGGGGCGCCGCGGCGCGAAAGGGGGCGCCGCGCGAGCGCAAGCCTTTGGCCGCATGACCAGGCACGGGCGCGCGCGGGCTTTGTAAACCGCGCCGCGCGAGCGCAAGCCTTTGGCCGCATGACCAGGCACGGGCGCGCGCGGGCTTTGTAAACCGCGCCGCGCGGCGCTAGCGCGCTTTTTGCAGCAAGCGGCCGCGCCTAAGGGGCACGCGGGCGCCGCTAGGCGCGGGCTTTTGTGCCAGAACCGTCGCGGTGCGGCAAGCCCACGCGGTTTAGGACCGCCGTTTGGGACATCTCTGCGCTTCGTATACACGCAATGAGCGGCGCTAATACGGCTCGTTTGTCCCGGCCGGCCCCCGTTTGCGGGGTTGGCGCTCTCGTTCGCAACAACACCTCTTTTCCGGTGCAAGTTTCGGCGCGCCTGCGCGCCCTTTTTACAGAGTACCGGCGTCTTAGCGCGGCCGCCGAAAGCAGCGCGGCAACGCCGGAAGCCCTTGTTGCCGCGGCTTTGAACTATTACCAGTTTATGGTCCGCGCCGTGATGACCAACCCGGAGTACGGGGTCGGAGAGTGCGGGAACGCCCGCGGCCTTTTAGTTTTCCACACGATGGGGATGGGGAAGACCTTTTTGGCCGTTGCAACGGCGATGGCTCTTTGGGATGTCCGCGTTCCGGTCGTCCTTGCCCCCAAGTCGCTCCAAAACAACTTTCGTCAAACGGTTAAGAGGTTTGTTGCTCTCGTCCGTGCCGCGGACAACCTGTCGGCCGAAGCCCTTAAAGCTGAACAAGCCGCGGCGGTTCGTCGTTTCCGGTTTGTTTCGCTAGACGCTTACAACATGGCGGCTCAAATCGCCGAAGCCACCTCGGGGGCCGAGGGTTCTGGGGCACTTAACGGCCGTCTCCTCATCGTCGACGAGGCCCACAACCTCTTCCGCGGGATTATTAACAGTCCTAGCGAGAAAACGAACGCTCGCCGGCTGTACGAAATGGTGATGGAAGCCAACAACCTCCGCATCCTGTTTCTTACCGGCACGCCCGCCTCGAAAGACCCTTTCGAGCTTGTTCCTTGCTTTAACATGCTCGCTGGGTACGACATCCTGCCCACCCAGTACGAGGTGTTCTACAAACACTACGTCGATAATGGGGCCCGCACGATTCGCAACCGGAACAAGCTCGCGAACCGGCTCTTGGGCCTCGTGTCGCACGTCACGCACACCCTTCCGAGCGACCCTAGCGGGCAAGCCTCTAAAAACCAGGCCGCGCCGCAGAGCCGGGCCAACGGAGACTTTCCCGAAGAGCTTGAAACCGTTATCGAGCGCGTAGAGATGTCGCCCGAGCAGTACCGCCAGTACCTTTCGGCCCGCGAAAAAGAAGAGGCTGAAGGGAAGGGCGGCGAGGGCGGGTTTTCTTCGAACCCCGACCGGATCGCCAACACGGCGGCCTTATCTTTGCCCGGGGCCGCAGCCGGAGCCGGCAGCACCTACTACGTCAGGTCGCGCTCGCTTAGCAACTTTACGCCCCCGCGGGAAGAACGAGACCGTCCCGTGAACGACATGCCGGCTGGCGACTTCAACGAGGAAACGTCTCCAAAGGCCTCGCGCCTCGTCGCGAATCTGGCGGGGTCGCCCGGCCCAGCTTTAATTTACTCCCAATTTGTGGACATCGGCGGCCTCGCCGTTATCGCCCGCTTTTTGCAAAACGCCGGGTACACCGAGTACCGGTTGCTTGGCCTTGCCGAAAACGCTGCGGCGCCCGGGCGGCCAGAAGATGGTGGCGCGGCGCCGTCGTCTAGCGGCGACGGGGATGCCGGCAAGAATGCCGGCAAGAATGCCGGCGAAACCTCTGCCAGCGCCGCCGCCAGTCACGGGTGGAAGTACGCCATCATCGCTGGCAATGTTAAGCCCGAAAACCGGGGCAAGATTCAAGAAGCGTTTAATTCGCCAAAAAACGCTCGCGGCGAGCTCATCCGGGTGCTTCTTGTTTCGAAGACCGGAGCCGAGGGCCTCGACCTTAAAGGCGTGCGCCAGGTCCACATCTTCGAGCCCTACTGGGACAAGTCGCGCGAAGACCAAGTCAAGGCCCGCGGCATCAGGCTCGGCAGCCACGACCACCTTCCCCTAGAAGAACGCGAAGTGCGGCCCTTCCTTTACATCGCCATCGCGAACCAAGAAATGCTTAAGGGGATGCGGCCAACCGCGGGAGAAACCGAAGCCCCGCCCCGCCGGTACCGGCTTATTGAAGAGCACACGATCGACGAGCGCTTCCACGAGCGGGCCCTTAGCAAGCAGGCCCTTAACCAAGCGTTCCGCAAGCTTCTTAGCGACGTTTCGCTCGAGTGCTCGATCAACGGCTACGGGGGCTGCCGTCTGTGCGTCCCGACCGACGCGCCCCTTTTCTACGAAGACCCCCTTCGCGACCTCCGGCTTTCAGACCCTTGCCAGCCTCTCGAGGAGGCCGAGGTCTCGGTGGAAGAGCTTACTCTCAAGGGAGAAGACAGGGCCTACTACTACCGGAAAGAGCCCTCGGCCCCTTTCGGGGTCCAGTTCTTCGAGTACGACCCCGAACTCGAGGCGTACTCCCCGGTTGACCCGTCAACGGGCCTCTTCATGCGGCTCTACGAGACCCTGGCGCTTTAGCAGCAGGCACCGCGCCAGGTTGCGGCCGCCCGCCGCTCTTAAAGCGCGCGGCGTGCCGCGCGGTGTGCCGCTGCAGTCCTGTGCGCTTAGGGCGCGATGTAGTTGGTTAAGCGGCCGACGACGCGCCGAAACCGGAGCGGGATCCGGAGCCGGTTTTTTGCGATGCAAACAACGACCTGCTGAGACGAATTGACCCGCGTGTTTGCGGGAATCGGCGGCGTGAGGCCCGCCGTCGAAATGTCGGGGTTAAGGCGGAAGGTCACCGTCGTGCCCTTTGGGGTTGGGCCCGCGAGAGAGTACCCGCCAACGCCCACGAGGTGGCCTTCGGGGCGCGTGACGTACGCGTCAAGGAGGGGGTGGGCCCCCGTAACGAACCCACGGATGTAAATCCGGTCGTCTACCTCGAGATTGAGGAGGTTCGTGGGGTCGGTGAAGGCGAACGTGGCCAGCTGAGCGCCGTCGGTTGCAACCGCGACGTCGTAAAGGCAGTCGGGGGGGAACCGGAGGACGTTGCCGGGGTTGTAAAAGCAGACGGTTAGCCCGTGGATGTCCCGGATCGGGTCTGTAAAGAGGAAGTATTCGCAGTCTTCGAGGGGCTTTAGCTTGAGCCGGTCGCCGTAAGGACGGCTAGCGGAGGTCGCCCCCGCCGGCTCGGCGCAAAACTCGAAATGATGGCGGCGGTTGTCGGCGTCAGAGAAAGACTGAAGCCCGATCTCTTTTAAAAGCATCGTAACCCGGCCGCAGAAAGGCGTTTGAGACCGAGCGTTGGTAACGTTGGTCCCGCTAACCGGGAGGGCGCCGTTGGCTGCAAGGCCCAGCTCTGCAAGGCCGGGGTCGAGAGCAACGATGTCGGCAGGGCCGAACTGGTCGAAAGGGAGAAGGGGGGCGCAAAAGGAGCAGGCTTGCACCCCGATGACCGTGTCGAGCTTGTCCTTAACGCCGATCGCCTGGTCGCGCGTTACCCCCTGCACCATGAAGTTGAACTGGAACTCTCCCTTGTCGGGGCGAGAAGTCCCTACCTTTTCAAAAGAGTCCAAAACGACGTACTGGTCGCTTACGCCGTAAACCGCGCTGGGGCACGGCCGGTTTTTTTCGAAGTGGTCGTCGCAGGACGTAGCCGACGAGGCGAAAACCTCGTGCTTGAGGATTTCGTGAACGTCCAGCTCACGGCCCGGGCGGCGCTTTCCAGCCAAAGCTCCGCTAGCGTAAAGGCCAGCCGCGCTTGAAAAGGTTTCGGTTGCGGGGTAAGACGTGTCAAAGCTTTCCCGCTGCGCGCCGGCCCTTTTGCCGCGAAGCGCGGGGGGCGCTTGCCGGGCTCTGCCGCCCCCGGGTCTTCCGGCAAGAGCGCGAGACGTTTGCAACCGCGCTTTTTCGACGTCGGCCGCCATCAGCTCTCGCTGGAGCTCGTAGATGTCTACCCGCGAAGCCATCGTATACCCCTTGCAAATACTTACCGCGCCTTAGCCCTAATTCTGCGGACCGTACCCTGAGAGCGAGCTCTTAAACCGCGGCGCAAAAAACGACGGCTGTGCATCTTGCGGGCGGTACCGCGCGAGCTTTTAAACCGCGGCCACTCTACGGCGAAAAAGCGACGGCCCCGCTATTAAGACAGCGGCGACGGGGTGCGGTCGTTTTTTTGGTTATCTGCGTGGCCCCGCGGCGCTGAGCTGTGCTTGGCGAGGTCTGGCCGCTCCCGGATCCGAGCAATAATCTCGGAGGTCGAAACCGCTAGGGGGCCGTCTCGGGTGTACGGAACGTAGCGCATGACGCCTCTTTCGCGCGGGGTCTGGAAAAACTTTTCTTGGAGGTCGTCGTCGCCGTGCACGACGTGGGTGATTTTGTGGAGGTCGAGAAACTCAGGGGTCAGGACCAGCGGGGGGTTTGCAACCACCTCATCAACAAGGCAGCAGCACCTCAGCATTTCTACCCGCTGGACGTGAGGGATTACTGGGGGGCGCTTCCATCCAGCGGCTTCGTCTGTAATGACGCCGATGATTAGGGTGGCGGCGGCGTAGCCGTCGGCGACCCCCCGGGCTTTCCGAAGAAACTCTAGGTGGCTTGAATGGAACAGGTCGAAAACCCCGTCCGCGTAAACGCGGGCGGTTGGCAGCGCGGCGTTGCCGCTCATGGCTTGCTTGAGCGCTAGTGGTATAGGTAGGCTTGTATGGGCTCGCTGTAAGCCCGCTGTGCTCGCTGTAAGCACGCTGTAAGCCCGCTGTAAGCCCGCTATAAGCCCGCTGTGCTCGCTGTAAGCCCGCTGTGCTCGCTGTAAGCCCGCTGTAAGCCCGCTGTAAGCCCGCTGTAAGCTCGCTGTAAGCCCGCTGTGCTCGCTGTAAGCTTGCTGTAAGCCCGCTGTAAGCTCGCTGTAAGCTCGCTGTAAGCCCGCTGTAAGCCCGCTGTAAGCCCGCTGTAAGCCCGCTGTGCTCGCTGTAAGCTTGCTATAAGCCCGCTGTAAGCTCGCTGTAAGCCCGCTGTAAGCCCGCCGTGCTCGCCGTAAGCCCGCTGCGCTCGCTGTAAGCCCGCTGTAAGCAACGGCTTTTGCTTGCGAGGGTCGCCGCTTACGGCTCGCCTGCTGTTTGCTTGCGCACGCCGCTTGCGGCTTGCTGTGACGGATCTGTAAGCGAGCGGCGCGCACCGATTCTTCTTGGGCCAGAGAGCGTTCCACGGTGGCGCGGGCCAGTCACGGGCTAACGTTGGAGCGCGTTGCTGGCTAGGTTCGGCAAACCTTGGTGCTTCTTTGCTAAAAAAAGTTTAAAGGCTGGCGGTTTTAAGCGCCGCTGGCCCGTGCACACCTCTAGATAAACAAACCGTGGTTACCCCTCACCAACGCGTTTCTAAGCTTTGTGCTGTCTTACTTATGCGCTTATTAAGCGAGCTTGCTTGAGCGTTTACGCGCGCCGCTGTTTGGTTTTTACTGTAACCTTTACCGGAGTGAGCTCGTTGAGCCGTACGTGCGTTAGCTTTAAGCGCACGTCATGCAGCTTTTTGGCATGCTCTCTGGCCCGCTGGACGTACTCTTCCACAAGTATAGAGTTACTTTCTAGCACCACGTCTCTCGAAAAGCTTATTCGTGAAGCCACCTCCAAAGCAAGAAGAACCTTTACCGACTCTGTTTCTCTGCTGGTTCCAACGACAACGCTGTGCTCTCCTGTCCTTTGTACCCGTTCAATTAACTGAAAGAGCCTGGTTTTCCACCCCTCTGGCAGTATCAGCACCCACACGTCTCGTGATGCGGCGAGCAGGCTAGGCACAAATGTGGATTTTATCAACGCTTCTGCGGCTTTACTTAAAGTTTTAAACAGGTAGTCGTTTACAACAAACGGCCGTTTGTAGTAAAAGTCTAGTTCTATTGTCTTGGCGCGGAGCTGGTTTTTTAGGTTCTCACCCGTGCAAGCGTTTCTCTTGATAGTGAGTTGTACACAAACGAGCTCGACGTCGCAGTACATAAATACGGTGTTACAAAGGACCTGGCGGATGTTTGAATAGTGTTTTTTTGCGTCTTCGAGGCTTACGTCGTTATTAACAACGGCAAGCACAAACGGAGCTTCTCCGTGGCACAAAGCGAACGCTTCTGCGACGCTTTCTGCTGGCGGGGACGTAATCGCAGACAAACCGAAGTGCAAAGGTAGGTTTTTAGAAACCCACACCTTGTGGGCTCTTCCAGCACAAAGCTCTTTAACCGCCGATAGTAGCATCTGGACCCCCTGGTCTGCAGACTGCGGTTGTTGAGCCTCTTGGGCGTGATCTGTGGGTTGCCCCGGTTCGTATTCAAACTCTTTAAAAACGCGTCTGAGAGGAAAGCCCGCGTGTTTGACCTCTTGAAGTTTGGTCAGGTCGTACGCGTCTTCCGTGCTATCGAGGGCGGCGCTAGCATCTTCTGTGGGGTTTAAGCGGTCCAGCACCGATATGCTCGATTTTAGGCTTTCCATTGCGGTTCGTCAAAATGCTCTAATTCATTTATGCATGCGCACCGCCAAAAACGTACCCCGGCACGCCACGCCAAAAAGCTTTAAATGTGCAGGGCGTGCTTCGTTGCGGGCCGGTTGGAGCGGATGCTTTTTGGTGCTTTCTGCTACTGCGAAAAAATCAAGGCTTAGTTGCAATTTAAACCGATCTCTGCTGGCCCTAGATGTACACGCTTACACCTCAAAATAATAGACGGTGTTACCCCGCACCAACGTTAGCTGTTTTTTAAGCCGTACGCGGCTAGTTTGCTTTGCTTCGCTTAAACGTTTACGCGCGCCACTGTTCGGTTTTTACTATAACTTTTACCGGAGTGGACCCTTCAAGCGGTACGTATGTTAGCTTCAAGCACACGCGATGCTTGTCTTTGGCCAGCTCTGTAACCCGCTGAACGTACCTCTCTACGAGCATAGAGTTACTTTCTAGTACCACGCTCTTTGAACAGCTCATCCTAGAGGCCACCTCTAAAGCAAGAAAAACCTCTACTGACTTTGTTTCTCTGCCAGTTTCAACGACAACGCTGTGCTTTCCTGTTCTTTGTACCCGTTCGATCAACTGAAACAGCCTGGTTCTCCACCCCTCTGGCAATATCAGCGCCCAGGCGCTTCGTAACGGCAATGCAGCGAGTAAGCTAGGCACAAATGTTGATCTTATCAACGCTTCTGTGGATCTACCTAGCACTTTTAACAGGTAGTTGTCTACTTCAAACGGCAGTCTGTAGTAAAAGGCCAGTTTTTTTGTTTCGGCACAAAGCAGGTTTTTTAGGTTTTCACATGTGCACGCGTCTCTTCTGATTGTTAGTCGTGCAACAAGAAACTCGACATGGCAGTACATAAGCAAAGAGTTTCTAAGAATCCGGCAGCTGTTCACGTAGTGGTTTTCGGCGTCTTTCATGTTTACGTCGTTATCAACAACAAAAACCACGAACGGAGCTTCTCCGTGGCACAGAACGAACGCTTCTGCGACGCTTTCTGCCGGCGGTGATGTAATCGCAAACAAACCAAAGTGCAAAGGTAGGTTTTTGGACACCCACACCTTGTGGGCTTTTCCAGCACAAAGCTCTTTAACCGCTAATAGCAGCATATTAATCCCCTGGTCTGCGAGCTGCGGTTGCTGAACTTTTTTGGGCTTGACCCGTGGGCTGTGGGGGTAATCTCCGCGGTACATCACGGTTTTTTGCACTGGTGTGGCAAAAGGGGTTTTAAGCGCTGGTTCGTATTCGAACTTTTTAAACGAGCATAAGGGGGACGCACCCACGAGTTCTACCTCTTTAATTTTAGACAGGTCATATGCGTCTTCTGTGCTATCAACGGCGGCGCAGTCATCTTCTGTGGGGTTTAAGCAGTCCAGTACCGATATGCTCATTTTTAGGCTCTCCATTGCGGTTCGTCAAAATACTCTGATTCATTTATGCATGCGCACCGCTAAAAACGTCTTCTGGCCGCTACGCCGGAAAGAAGTCTCGGATCGCGTAAAGCACGGTTGCGTTGCCGGGCCGGTTAAAGCGGACGCAAGCCGCGGTTAGGTAGCTCGGGCCAAGGGCCCGGGCGAGGACGTTTTCGGTTTGGGCCGGCGCAAGCACCGGCTCGCCGTAAAAGGCAAGCTCTCGAAGCGGGAAAAGCTCGCAATCGCTAAACCGGAGGTGAGCGTTAGGGCGGTCGGGCGCTTCTTCTCGGAAGCGCTCGTCAGCTACAACGTACTCGCGCGCTACGGCCCGGCCAGCTTCGGCCGTTTTGCGGCTAATAAAGGGGAAGAGGTTGGCGTGGGCTAGAGAGATGGGTTCTCCGGCGGGGTTCGTTCCAACCTGCCAGTAAGCGTTGGTCTGATGGCGTTGAAGGGTAAGGCCCGCCGCCCGGAAGGGCCCTACAAGAGCTCGTACAGGGTCTTCGGTTTCAGGCTGTTCGATGACATAGCCCAGGTTGATGTCGTCGTCCCAGGGAATAATCCCGCCGTGCCGGATGGCTCCAAGCAGGGTTCCGGCGTAAAGCCAGGTAACCACCCCGGCTTTTCCGAGAAGAGCGCGAGTTTTTTGAAAGAGATGGCGAAGCGCGGCGATCTGTTTTTTTGGGGTGTAAAAGCGCTGGATCGCGGGGACGACCGGGGGCGTAAGCTCTCGGAACGCGGCGAGCACGGCGTCGCAGTCAGACGCAGAACCCGCCGATATCCGGACAAACCCTGCCAGCCCCGGAAGGTTGGAACGGTCTCGGATGCAAATACCCCGGCGCCCGAGCTCTCTAACCACCTTCTCGGCATCGTGGGCGTAAAGCAAGAAAAAGTTCGCTGCTGCCGGAATAACCCACCAGCCAAGAGCTTCAAGCTTCTGGACGAGGGTCTTTGTGACGGCGAGGGCAAGGCGGGCCGTTTTCAAGTAGTGCGGAAGGGCTTGCAGAGCCGCAAGGGCCCCCGCTTCTGCGAACCGGCTAAAAGCCTTTGGACTTAAAACAAGGTTTAGTTGGCAGATCGTGTCGGGAGCGGCCACGGCGTAGCCGACGCGGAGAGCTGCCAGGCCAAAAGCTTTTGAAAACGTCCGGGTCACGACAACGTTGGGGGTTGCCGCCGCCAAAGCGGCGAGCGAGCAAAGGTTTAGAACCTGGCGGGGCTCGGTGCTCGTAGACGCGGCTGCAGCGCCCGCGAACTCGGTGTAAGCCTCGTCGACCAAAAAGGTCGAGAAGGGGTACCGGGCTGCAAACCCGGCAACCACCGAGGGGGCCCAGAGGTCTCCGGTCGGGTTGTTTGGGCTTCCGAGGTAGACAAGAGCCCCTTCGGCGAGCTCGGCCGCGTAGCACTCCAGTAAAGAAGCGTGGGCTTCGGGCGCCGTTCCGAAACCCAAGGCGTACTCGCACAAGCGCAGCCCCCGAAGCCGCGCGAAGTGGGCGAAGTGGGTGTAGGTTGGGACCCCGAGAACCACCGTCTTTTGGCCGCGAACCCCGCAAGTTTCGATGACGGCCCGGAGAGCCTCGTCGCTTCCGGCGGCTACCGCGACGTTTGCGGGGCCTGGCGCGTCCACAAAGACGGCTAGCTCTCGGAGGAGAGCGTCCGAGGGAGCGGTCGGGTACTCGGCGAGGAGGGTTGCGGCCGGCGTTTCGGTGGCGACCCGGCGGACAGCGTCGACAACGCCCGTGTCGTGAGCGTAGCGGTACTCGTTAAGATGCAAGCGTCGGCCGCTTCCGGTGGAAGGGCCGACGCTGTACGCGCAGAGATTTTCTTGGCGCGCCAGCAGCGGCCTTTTAACACTAGCGGCGTCTGTGGGATCCATAGCCTGTAAGACCATTTCATGCGGAAACACTCCTTCAATTCTCTGCGGCTGAGCGCGCGCCACACCGGTGGACGAGCAAAAATAACGCGCCGATGGGCAAAAACAACGCGCCACATCTGGGGGTAACAGCAAAAATAGCGCGCATCGCTGCGCACGCGAGCCGCCGTGTTGGGGGCGCCGGGCCAAATCTGCTTTTTTACTTAGCGCACAAAAAAGCGGCGTTTCTGGCGGGCCCGCTGGGCCGAAAAGATAACGCATGGCGTGCCGCTAAACCAGCCCGAAAGGCCGTGCGCTACGCCTCGTGAGCCCCCCACCACTGAGCGTTTTCGCGCTCGTCGAGCTCTTCGCGCACGTACCGGTCAATCAAAGACTTTCGGCGGTAAACCCCGGCCCACACGCGCTCAGGAGAATTTCGGGAGCGGACCTGGTAAGCGTTAAGCTCGTCTCCGTCGCACGAGACAGCTGCGTCGCTGCCGACGCACGGCAGCGCAGCCCAACCCGAGCCGTAAGGGTTTCCAGCTTCGTCGTCAGCGGTCCAACCGGTGTGAGCTAGCGCTTCGTCGGTGTCTCCCGGGGGGTCGGCCGCGCCAAAATCGATGGCTCCGGGGTAGCCACGGCCAGGCGAGCCGTGGCTTAGAAAGCCAAAAGGCTCGGTTTCAAGCGCTGCCGTTTCGGCCCCGCTGGGGGTAGCGCGGCAACAAACAACGTCTCTGTCGCCCGAAAGGGGCGAGCTGCCCAGATCGTGGTGAATGCGCGCTAGTATCTGGTCGTGGTCTTTTTTGTGGCTAATCGCAAGGCGGTCGCCTAGAAAGGTTAGCTGCGAGCTAATAATGAGAAAGTTTGTGATGTGGCCGATAACGACAACCGCTACCGTCAGGTTCGGCACGGTTAAAACGATGGTAATTATTACGACAAGAGTAAGAGCCAGAAAAAGACCCTGGTACCCCCGCCGGTTTTTGTCAAGTTCTTTGCGTGCCATGGTGCAGACGGCGCAGTATAATCCGCTAGTATTTTTTGAGCAAACACGCTGCGGGCTGGCCGCGTCTCGGGGCTGTGGCGCGGAAGCGGCTGGTGGCTTGCCAGGTTTTACGAGCTCGACTTGTGGCAGTAGCCGTCGCTGCCGCACGTCTCACCCTTCGAGCAGTCAGAGGTTAACGAACACTTTTTCTTGCGGAACAAAAAGTACCACACGGCGAGAAGGATGAGGATCACGAGAACCGCGACCAAAGCAGTTTCTATAGACTTGTCCATGGTGGTTGCGGCCAGGTACGTATACCTACCTCGGATCTTTCTGCAGAGAAAAAAATGGGCGGGCTGCGTTTACTCGTCCGACTTAACAGCGTCGGGTGGCGGCGTAAAAGCTTCGCCGCTGTCCGTGTTGTTTAGCTTTCCGGCGGAACCCGCTTCGGCGGGCTCGGCTCCGTGTGCCGTGGCGCCGCTGTCGAGCTCGGCTCCGTGTGCCGTGGCGCCGCTGTCGAGCGCCGCTACCTGCCGCTGCTCGGCCCTCTGGCGGCGCCGGCGTTCTCGCCTCTTACGGCTTTTTTCTCCTCTTCGCGTGCAGACCGCAGGTTCTTCGGCGGCTTCGCTGGCCGGCAGCGCCGTGTTGGCCGCGTCGCTGTCAGCGCCGCTGTCTGCATCGCTGCTGTCTTCTTGCCGATCAGCTCCCTGAGAGCGTTTTTCTAGCTCCTGAAAATTTTTGTCGACCTGCTGAAAAAGCACCTGTAGCTTCGGGTTGCTCGCCTGCTGGGACGCGAGCTTGCGGTAGTGCTTGATGATGCAGTTGAACTGGGCCGCTATCCGCGGAGAGCTTTTTGTGGTTCTGCTTACGTCAAGCACGAAGTTTTCCATAATAATCGTGGGGTTGTTCGAGGCGACAAAGTCTTTGTAGTAGCTCCCGAAGTTGTTTTTGAGGAGGCTTACCGAGTCAGCGATCTTCTTGAAGGCCTTTTCGCAGCGCGGAATGTGCTTTTTAACCTCGTCGAGGCTCTGCACGATCACCTGGACGAACTCGTTGACGTCGATGTCGGGGGACGACATCGTGTCGTAGACGTCGTGACTGATGGTAAACAGTTTGTGGAGCACCATCAGGATAAAGCGTCGGTCGGCTGGGCTTAGCTGGTCGCTAATGTATATCTGCTTAAAGTTCATCGCTGGAAGCCCGGGAAGCGGGGCGAAAGAAAGGCCCGCCGTTTTGGTTAAGAAGCGGTCTTTAAGGGCCGTTAGGTCGATGAGGTACTTCTTGTAGGGGATCATGTTTTTGCAAGCGACGACGACCGTGTTGACAAGGTTCGACCCTTTAAGACGCCGGTAAACCGCCGCAAAGGCGTCGTACTCTTCGCGGGTTACGGCCGAGTAGTTTACCAGTTTTTCGCTGTTTTGCTCAGAGGGGTGAAGGGCCCCTAGGTCAGGAGCTTGAAAAGTTGCGGCTGCCTGCTCCCGCAAAGCGCCGACGTAGCCCGCAAGGTGGCCGGCCTCTGCCGGGAAGTGGCCTATCGCGGCTGAGTCGCGGAGAGTTTCGAGAAGCCGCAGTAAGCGGCTGCAGTGCTCTACGACCTTCCGGTACTTTGGGTAAACGATCTCGATGTTAAGGTCAGCCCCTTCTCCTGTCCCAAGGACGCCGTGAAACATGTCAAGAACATCTTTGTTCTGGATTGTGGACTGAACCACTTTGCTCTTAATCCTTCCGCCTTTAAACATCTTGTCGAACCTATTTACTACGAGTGCCGTGGCGCCAAGCCTTACAAAGCCCGGCCTGTTCTTCTAACTGTGCGAAAAAAAAGCTGCAGCTGCACTACGGGTGGCTTTAAGCCGCGCCGCGGCTAAACGGCCGCGACGATTGGCGGGCTCTTTACCGCGGTTCTACCTTTAGCGCCAGGTACTCGAGGTAGACGTCGAGCAAAGACTGAACCAGCTCTCGGTACGCTCGCTCTTCGGGCGTCGCAGAGGCCCCCCAAGCCTCTGCTACCTTTAAGATAATATCAGAAGCGGGGCCGGCTTTCTCAGCGCTGACGGTTTTCTGCAGCTCGGCGATATAGTCGTTCTTAGTAGAAAACCCTTCGTACACCTGTTTTCGGTAAGCGTAGAGGTAGGGGCCGACGGCGTCGATAATGGACTCGGGGCTAACGTCGGTCGCGAGCGTCATGCGCTTCCGGGCGCGGTCGATTGCGGGATCGGCAGGGTACTTCGCCGCAAGACCGCAGGTAAGGCGTTTGAGTATGCGGTTAAACTCTTCAACCAGGGCGGCTAGGTCGGTCGTTGGCGCGCTGACGTAACCAGCGTACGCGCCGGCGGGCTGTTGGCTTGTCGCAGACATGGTGCGTTGAATGGCTATGCCGCTTCTTGCTATCTTTTTAAATGCGCTGCCGCTTCTTGCTATCTTTCAGATGCGACCGGGCGCCGCCGCTTCTTGCTATCTTTCAGATGCGACCGGGCGCTGCGGGTACCGCGCGCCTCGGTTTAAAAGCGTGGCCGTCACGTCGAGGACTCCTGGTTGGCCCAGTAAGCTCTCTCCATCAGGTCGTCTTGCGTGCTTCCGCCGGCGTCGAGCCCCTCGCCGTCGAGGTCGTCGCTGCCAGAAAGCGTTTGAGAGTCGATGTCGCTGGCCATCCGGTTAACGAGAGAGTCCGACGGGTCGTTGGCCGAAACGTTGTCGGAGCGGCGAGGGGGCGGCGCGCCGCGGGCGGGCGGGGGGCGCGAGCGCGCCGTGCGGCCTTGGGCCGCTGCGGGCTGCTGGCCGTTGCGGCTCTGCAGCACCGTCCGGTAAGCGTCCATCATGTCGCCGTTCTCGCCGATGCCATCGGAGTCGTCGTCGTTCTCGGCAGCCTTTTCGAAAGACATTTCGTCGCGGTAGAACTTGGCAAGGTCGTCTTCGGGCGTCATCCCGGTAGGGCTTTCAACCTCTCGGCGCCTCCAGGCGTCGTACTCTAAAGCGTTGCGCTCGTAAACGCTTTTTATTAAGCGCGTTCCGACATAGGTGTTGCTAGGCGTCACCAAAGCAGGCAGCGAAGAGATTTTTCGGGCTTCTAGCGCCTGAACAACGCGGGGGTTGTCGAGATCAGGCTGCTTCACCTTGTGGACGCGGATCTGGACTCCCATTTCGGCGAAAAGAGGAAGACGCTCGTGGATGTACTTTAAAATCGCGAGGGTTAGCTCGCGGCTTTTTTCGTCGCTGGGGCCGCGGGCCGTTTTCCCTACGACGAAAACATAAAGGTCGTGGACGACGGGCTCTGCGTCGGGAGAGGGGGGCCGCGTCGCTTGTGCGTGCGCCATGGCGTCGGTCGCTGTGGTGCGCGTCGTATTTTTCGGGCGGGTTTGCGTCTGAAACCTCCCGCACTGGCGTCGGTCGCTGTGGTGCGCGTCGTATTTTTCGGGCGGGTTTGCGTCTGAAGCCTCCCGCACTGGTACGGCGTACGGTCGCCGTGGTGCGCGTCGTCTTTTCGGGCGGGTTTGCGTCCCAATTTGAAACCTCCCGCACTGGTATGGCTACCGCCGAACCGTTCACCGCAACAGGATGGATACTGGGAGCGTGCAGGTCCTCCAAATTAGCGTTACCCGGGAAGAGATCGACTACAACCACCCGTCGGCCGGAGCCGAGATTACAGAGGCTCTTGAAGCGGTCGTCAAGAGCAGCGCTCCCGCTGGCCAGCAGCCCCGCGCCACAAAGGGGTTCCGCCTTCCCCTCGCGAAAGAAAAGGTGTCGCTAGAGCTGTCGGGCGTCCCCACGGCGGTAGCGAACGCGCTCCGCCGCGCCGTAAAAGATGAGATTCGCGGCCATTGTCTCACCTTCGACCACGATGGGTTTGACCGCGAGGCTTCGACAGATCCCTTTATGGAAGACGACTTTGTCCGTACCCGGATTCGGATGATCCCCCTTAGCCCTCAAATCCCCGAAACGCTGGTAAAAAACCTCCGGTTCGCCCTCTACGCCGCCAACCCTACCGACCGGGTTATGCATGTTTACAGCGGAGACCTTTGCGTCACCGCCGGCAGCCTCACCGCCGAGCCCCTCTTTAATCCCACCCACGAGATTGCTGTTCTCCAGCCGGGCCGAACCCTCCGCATCACCGACATCCGTCTGGCTGAAGGGTATGGCACCCAAGACGCGGCTTTTGTTGTTGGCGTTCGGGCCGTTAGCCGTCCCCTGGATCTCGACGAAGCCCCTCGGGAAGAAACCCACGTCTGTGGCGGGAAGGCCGTAGAGCAAAGCGGCTTTCTCGAAAGCTCGCTCGTTTCAAACCCCCGGCGCCACAGAGTTTGTGTTACCTTTCCGGCGGTTCCTTCGGGCGGTCGGGTCTCGCTAACGGTCCTCGTCGACACCTGCGACGCGATCATGAGGCGGCTTCGTTTCATCCAGCAAGTCCTTGAGGCCGCTCAAACCCGAGCCGCAGCGGAAAGCTCCGCCTCTCGGGCTGCCGCGTACTTCTTGGTTACCCCTGATGGCTTTCGGACGAAAGGCGTTCTTAGCGTCCGCAACGAAACAGACACGATCGGACACCTCTTAGCCCGCTCGATCTACGAACTCATGCCTGACATCGGCTACGTCGGCTACACCTGCATCCCTCACGAAAAAACGATGAGACTGACGGTGGCCCACGTCGTTTCAGAGCCAAGCGAGATCGAGCCGATTGTTACCCGGGCCGTCTGCCACGCTTACGGGATCTTTACTCAGATCCAGCGCGGGATTAAGGCCGCGCTGTAGCGCGTGGCGGGCTACCGCCCGCTTTTCTGGCACACGGCGCGCACCCGCAGTGCACACAGCGCAACTTTTTCACGCAAAACTTTTGGCCGGTAGCGCACCCGCGCAGCGCGGCCGGTTTACGGCCGGTTTACGGCCGGTTTACGGCCGGTTTGGCGGCGCACCTTTGAGACGCCGATTTGGGCGGCTGCGTACACCAGAACGGCTACCGCGCGCAGGCTGCAGCCGGGGCAGACCAACGCTTAAACCTTTTGCGCGTTTTTGCGCGTTTTTGCGCGTTTTTGCGCGTTTTTGCGCGTTTTGTTTGCGCGGCACACGGTGTGGCTTTGTTGCACCAAAACCGCTTTTACGCCCGGCCCAAACCGGGCGCCGTTTAACAACCATTTTTGAACCAAAATTAAACCTAAATCCTGTTTCGCAGATTTACGGTACTGCCGCGCTAAAACGAAGGTTCTGCCCGCTCATCGTCTGCAGCCTTGCTCAAAACGTACAGCGACCCAACTGCGCTTTCGAAAGCTTTGCTAATTTTAACAACTGCGGCAACGTTGTTGGCCGTTTATTAGCATGGACAGAGAAGCTGCCAGCTCTTCCGTACCCGCTGGTACCAGCGAACCTGGTACCAGCGAACCTGGTACCAGCGAACCTGGTACCAGCTCTTCCGTACCCGCTGGTACCAGCGAACCTGGTACCAGCTCTTCCGTACCCGCTGGTACCGGCGAACCTGGTACCAGGTCCGTTGAAGCGGCAACCAACCTAGCCAGCGTTTTGCATGCAGTGACGCTTACCACGGGCCTTGCAGCCGGTGCGGCGTTAGACGCACAATGGGGGGCTGCGGCCATAACCGGCACCGCCGCGCCTGCAAACACCCACCGGTCTTACGGTAGCGTGCCCCAACAAGAGAAAAGCGGCAACAGAGAGGCTGGGCTTTTGAACCCCGGTTCGCCGCTGCTTCTGGCAGAGGCGGCGTCTCCCTTTTACTGCACGCTCAGCAGCCGCAGGCTGAGCTTCGAAAGATGGGATGAAACCAAAGCTCCGCGTTTGGAAAGCCTTCTCTCTAATGGTATGCATTACGTCGGTCCCGGCGACGCCGTACGTTGTTTCTACTGCAACTTAGGCCTAAGACATTGGGAAGCCGATGATGACGTATGGGAGCAGCACGCCCGCTTGAGACCCAAATGCAAGTTTTTGCTTGCTCTTAAAGGGGAAGAGTTTGTCCGGAACGCGGCCCGACCGAAGCTATTAAGATGGCTCCAGCCCGCTGACGGCGCAGCCGCTTTACCGCCCGCCCCCAACCAGCTCGCTAACAGCGCGGCAAAAACCGCCGCGCCAGCGGTCAAGGACAACGCATCGTTCCAAACAGCGGTAGAAGAAAGAGGGCAGGCGGACGCGGCCTTTGGTTTGCAGACCGGTTTTGGCGTTGCTGGTTCTGGCAGTGCAGCGGTAGAAGAAAGAGGGCAGGCGGCCTTTGGTTTGCAGACCGGTTTTGGCGTTGCTGGTTCTGGCAGTGCAGCGGCGGTCACGAGCACCGCACCTCAAAACAGTCGACAAAAAGAAGAGGTAACGCACGAGCAGCTCGGAATTATTAAGCAAAAACCTAAAAGGCTAGATCTGGTAGTAACCGCCGCACGGGTTAACACTTTTACCGCTGGCTGGCCGCATGAACGCACGCACCCTAAAACCTTGATGGCTGAAGCCGGTTTCTACTTTGTAGGCGTAGAAGATCTGGTGCGATGCTTTTACTGTAAGGGGGGGCTAAAAACCTGGGAAACCGCTGACGACCCTTGGATAGAGCACTGCCGTTGGCTTCCAAGCTGCTCTTTCGTAAAACTGTGCAAAGGCCAGCTGTTTGTTGCCGCCGTAACGGCCCTATCTCCCAACCCTAAAGTTTACCGGCCTACCATCACGATGGAAAACGTGGCCAATGAGATTGACAGCCTTAAAAGAAAAACCCGCGAACCTTGCGCGGTGCTGTTCAGCCACCTGGCCGGGCTCCATAGGTTTGACGCATTAGAACCGAGTTTCCGTGCCGGCATAAGCGAGCAAGAAATGGCAGAGCTTTTGGAAAACGAAAACGACGAGCTGCGCTGTGAGATGGTGTGCAAGGTGTGTTGTATCAACGAGATCAGCGTTGTCTTTCTGCCCTGCGGTCACCTTGTGACCTGCTATCAGTGTGCTCCAGCGCTAACAAATTGTGCAATGTGCCGCGCAACGGTTCGAGGCATAACGCGCGTTCTGATGGAAGACGATAGCGCAAAATTTGCAGAAAATGTGAACCCGTTTTAACGGCGCGCACCGGCAAAACGGCGTACAAACCTTAGTGCTTTAAGACAAGCAAAAAAATAAACCCGGTTGGTTTAACCGTGCGCATTGGCCACAAACCCTGGCGCGTGCAAATTTTGGCGTCTCAAATTAAGCAAAAAAGTAACCCGCTTGCATTTTGGTTTAACGGCACTGCTACCGGTACATACACTAAGCGTGCATTTTTAAATTAAGCAAAAAGTGACCCGCTTACATCTGGTTTAACGGCACTGCTACCAAAAAAAACACGCTTAGTGTATTTTAAATCGAGCAAAAAGTGACCCGCTTGCATTTTGGTTTAACGGCACTGCTACCAAAAAAACACTAAGCGTGTATTTTTAAATTAAGCAAAAAGTGACCCGCTTACATTTTGGTTTAACGGCACTGCTACCGGATACGCTAAGCGTGTATTTTTAAATCGGGCGAGGTTGTTTCTTTCTTAGTCTGTTCGTAAAATTAGACCCATGATGAGGGAGTGCTTCCTATTTTACCCTTTTAGTAGTATTAAGTAACGTACTCCGCCTTTTACTGTTTCAGTCTTATTACTCTTAGTTATTGTTTAGGTAGTTTTGCTGACTACGCGACCGTTTCTAGTAAATTTATTTTAAATTGTTTAATAACATTTGAAGTAGTAGATTTGATAACATAATCTGCCTTTTGCAATTTAGACAAGTTGTAATCCAGATAAACCACAATTATAAACTTTGGCTCTCAAAAGTTGACTTTTTCGGGTGAAATTATATACTACATACGCAGCATTATTAGTACGACATCTGTGATAAATGAACTTCTGGTACTGCTACGAGCCACAAACAAGCCATTGAAAAATGATACACCAGCGGCTAGTGTCACGAGGCAGAGACATCGCTCCTGACGAAGAAAGGTTGAATTACTACCAGAGGCCTGCATCAGACAGTAACGAACTGCTTGGAGAAGTAGAGGCAAATTGTCTACAAACTTTACCAGCCGTGGAATCTGTCGGTCTTTGGGAGCCTATAGATCGGTCTACCGATACACCTTATATTGCTCCAACTCTAAAGCGGCCACAGATGCACAATAGAACTGGCTATTATAACTCGGAAAACAACCGTTTGCAAACATTTGTGGACTGGAAGCATCAAAAAGTTGTGAAAAAAGAAGACCTTGCAAAAAATGGCTTCATCTTTACTGGTACAGCGGATAAGGTTTGGTGTGTTTTCTGTAACAGTATCTTGCGACAATGGTCTGCTTCTGATGAGGTAGAAGAAGAACATCGCCGAGCTTGTCCTAGCTGCCCCTTTATGTGTGGAAAATGCGTCGGCAACATCCCTTTGTCTGACACCCCCAATGGTAGCCAGAATGGCCATGTCGCTCCTGTTACTTTCAACAACAGAGGCTGCCTGAGTCCTTACATGCCAGACTTAAGCGACAGAGACGCGAGAACAGCATACGATGCAAGTCTGCATGTAAAAGCCATGGCCCTGGAGCCAGCCCGACTAACCACTTTTACCAACTGGCCGCCACAGATGAAGCAGAGACCAAAACAGCTCGCTCATGCTGGACTGTACTATACTGGTGATGGAGACAAAGTGAAATGTTTCTCTTGCGATGGTCAATTGTTTAACTGGGATCTTAAAGACGATGTTTACGTAGAGCATGCTCGCTGGTTTCCTGCTTGCGCATACATGAGGCTGGTTAAGGGGGAAGAATTTATCAACACCGCCAAAAGCGGCCAAGGAAGCAAACAACTTCTTATGCAGACACCAGCTGTTATGGCTGTGTTAAATCAAGGCTTTGATGCTAAAACAGTCCAGCAAGCAGTAGACATGTTAAAAAAAGAAAATGGAAGTGACTTTCTGATTACTGCCCAAAAGATATTGGAGACCATTTATAAAAAAGAAGATACTGTATCTAGTTTTACAGAAATGTTTAATCAGCCAGTTATTGCAACTGTGGTAGAAAGACTGCAAAAGGAAAATGAGAGCCTGAAAGACAAGCAGCTTTGCAAGGTGTGCATGGAGGAAGAGGTGGAGGTTATTTTCTTCCCCTGCAAGCACTTTGTCTGCTGTGCTGCCTGCGCTACCGGCCTCTCGGTCTGCCCCATCTGCCGCAAGCAGATTGCCAGCCTTGACAAGGTTTACATGTCTTAAACCATGTAAAGCAGGAACAGCAGCTGATTAGTGAGGTGACCGTTGGGCCTCTAAGAACGCCGAAAAAAGAGGCCTATACTATGGCTTGTAGGTGTTTTAATTTATCAAAAGACTACCAGTTATATTTTGTAAATTTTTAGTAATAGTACCCTTTTGCAAAAATCTTTTTGAAGTTGGCGGCGCGTTTACGCGCGTGGTAATTAAAAAACAACCACACTCTTTTTTTTGGGTAACTTTGGGGTGTTTGGCCTGGTACTTTAACAATTAAGCAAAAAAAAAGTGCCCCGCTTTTTTTGGTTTAACCTGCGGCACTGCTACCGGTACATACACTAAGCGTGTATCTTTAAATGCAGGTTACAAAAACGCGCTGCAGCGCAAACAACCAGCGCGCTTAAACCGTTTTTACCCAACACCGACGCGTTTTTTTTGCTTTGGCAAGCCTTGCGCAACTTAACCAGCGCGTCAACGCGTAAAGGCCACAAATCGCTTGGGGTGCGTTGCCTTTTCGGTTGTTTGGTTTGTTTTCGGTTTACCGGCCCTGTAAGGTTTCGCGAGCGCGGCGCGGCAGACAACGCTGGCCGGGTAGAGGCTTGTTCGCGCAACCGCCGTACCTACCCTACGTGCACGGCCAGGACCGCGGTGTAAGGCCCGCAAACGTAAAAACCGGACAACCCACCCCTAAATTAAGCAGCATGGCGCGCAGAGAGCAGCCGAACGCCGGACAACCCACCCCTATATTAAGCAGCATAGCGCGCAAAAGCGGCCGAACGTAAAACTGAAAGTGTGGACCTGTTTCTAAACGGCAGCATGGCGCCCAAGAAAAAGCCAAACCGCGCGCCGCCAGACCGCGCCCAAGAGGCCCGGCAAGAAAAAGACCGCGCGCCGCCTGACCGCGCCCAAGAGGCCCGGCAAAAAAAAAAGCGCACGCGGTCGGCCTGGGCCCAAGAGGCCCGGCGAAAAAACAACCGGCAATCCGCTCAAAGAAGCCGGGAACGCAAAGAGTTTTACCTCCGGCACCTTGAAGAGCTGGTGGCTAGCCGCGACCAAGAGGCCGCCGCTCTCCGGGAAGAGCTTAATCTTATTAACGTCTCCTGGTGCAGGGCTTTAAACCGCGGCCAGCTGCCCGGCAGCCTGTTAAAAGCGCTGGCTCAAGACGAAATAACCAGCTCCATCAGCGCTTGGCAGCAGGCCGCTCTCCAGGAAGAGCTCGACCTCAGCGCCTCCTGGTGCGAGTCTTTAGACCGCGGCCAACTGCCCGATAGCCTGCTAGAAGCGCTGGCTCGAGACGAGCCAATCGGCCTCATCAGCGCTTGGCAGCAGACCGTTTTCGAAAACCGCCAGCAGTCTTTTCTGTCCAGCCCTGCCGAATGCCAACCGGCGTGCGTACCCCTTCCAAGCCCCTCTTCGCCCGGCTACGAAGCGCTAAGCGCCAGCATTACAGAAGCGCTCCCGTACTGGTCTTTGCTCCTTTCTGGCTTAGAGAGCCCTGGCCCCGGCGTTGCATGCACGGACCCGCTCCAAAAAGAAACCGCAGACATTACCCCCGCGCGCTGCTGCGCATCTAGGTTGCTCGCTCGGGCCTCGCTACAGGCCACAAACTTGCTCGAAAGCTGTCGGGCCGCGCCCATGTGCTGCTGCGCATCTAGGTTGCTCGCTCGGGCCTCGCTACAGGCCACAAACTTGCTCGAAAGCTGTCGGGCCGCGCCCATGTGCTGCTGCGCATTTAGGCCCGCTTGCTCGGGTTTCGAGGCTAGCTAGCGCTAGCTAGCGCTAGCTAGCGCTAGCTAGCGCTAGCTAGCGCTAGCTGACTCAAAAACCACTGGGCAGACGGCTCTGTCACCGGGGCCGCTGGTCCCGCGGTAGTCGACAGCGAAATCGATGTAGGCGGGGCTATCGGCGCTGCCGTTGGCGGGCTTTTTTACCCGGGCGACCGCGTAAAGCGGAACGTACCCCTTTGGAGCGTAGAGGGGTTCTTCGGGCTGGGAGCCGCAAGCGAGCGGACCGCTGGTAACGCACTCTAGGTTTGAGTAGGCGCCAATCAGGACGTGGCCGCCTGTGATTGGGGGGGCCGTAACCCGGGCCCAGATCTGGCGGACAAAAGCAACAAAAGCGTCGGGGTTTTCGGCGTTGGTGCCGTCGGTGCCAAAAAGGCGCTGGGCGTTTTCAAAAGAAAGGGGGAGGATAAAAGAGCCGGTAAACGTAGAGTGGAGGCGGCCCGCAGCGTCTTCGGTGTCGCCGGGGGCCGGCCCGTGCCGGACTATGAGGTTCATGTTATCGCTCGAGGAGCGGCTCTCTAGTTGCGTGCTCGGCCTGAGCAGGGCGGGGTAGTCGCTCTCTTGCCGAAGCAAACGGTTTATCGGTGCTGCGGCAAAAACGCGGAGCGTAAACGCGGAGCGTAAACGCGGAGCGTAAACGCGGAGCGTAAACGCGGAGCGTAAACGCGGAGCGTAAACGCGGAGCGTAAACGCTCTAGCGGGCGGTTTGCGGCCAAAGGGCTAAAACCGCCAGTGAGTTTTTTCGCCGTAAGCGATTGCGGCGGCAACTGCCTCGATTTCGGCGGCCCAAACAGAAGCGCCAGCGAAAGGCTGCTCGGCCAAGAGGCGCTGCACCTCTGCGAGGCGGCGCTCCATCTCGCAGATTTTCTCTTCGCGCTTGTTTTTGGCGGATAGTACCAGATCTTTTTCTTTAAGGTTTAGAATGTAGTCGTGCGAAACGGTAACGCCGGCGGTTACGAGGCGCTCGATTTCGGCCGAGGGCGCGTAGCGGGGGGCGTAGAGAAGCCCAGAGTCGAACCGGGGGAACCCGCGCTCAGCAAGCGCCTTGCTAGCCGCCCCCTCATCGGCTTTGAGGGCAAGGTCAAGCTCCCGGGCGGCGCCGATGTAGCGGACGACCTCGCGCTCGAGGCGGATTTTTAAGCGGACGAGGACGGCTTCGCGCTCTAGCCGTAGGCGGTAAAGGTCGCGGCGGGCGGGAGCCCAGTAAAAGAACACCGCATGGTAGTCGTCGTCGAACTCGACGACGCCGCCCTCTCGGCCGTAGTAGTTGAGAAAAGGCTTGAGCGAGGCCCGCAGAAGGAGAAAGTCTTCGAGGGGGTCGACCTCTTGCACGCCAAAGGCTTGGCAAATCTCTTCCCAAGCCCCGGGAAAAAGCTTGATGCGGACGTCCACTTTCGTGTCGCTACTGTAGTCGTCAATCTCGTCGATGTACTTCGCGCGGGCGTCTTTTTCGAGATCTTTCAAGAAGCTTTGGGTCGTTTTTCGGAGGGGGAGCTCGGTGACGTGGAGGACCGTGGTTCCGGCTTTTCCGCCGGCGTTGTGCTCAGGCCGGTACCAGCCAAAGCTGTGAAGGCGGTTTTTGTACGACCGGACGAGCTCGGCTCGCTCTTCGGGGGCGAGGTGCTCGCCGTAGCCGCGAAGAGAAACGTTCAGGGGGAATCGCAGGAGGAACGTTGCGGCGTCTGTGGCTAAGAGGCCGAGGCGGTCGATCCGGGTGCCCGCCGCAGCCGCTTCAGCCGCTGCGGCGACGCGGGCTACAAGAGCTACGTCGGCGGGGCTGCCCACGCCGACATAGGCGCGGGTTAAAGCCAGAACGTCGTCGAGGTCGCGGCCGAAGCTTTTGTGGCGCCACCCCTCGGAGGGAATTTCGAAAGACTCCAGAAGAGCCGAAGGGAGCACCGGAAGGAAGTACTGGGGCTGGGCTCGTTCGCCGTCTTCGAAGACGTGGGGCAGCATCCAGGTGTCTTCTGCGGGAAACATCGCCTTGGCGTAGCTGGCAGCGAGGCGGACGTTGATGTAGCGGGGAGAGCCCGCGTCGTCGCCGCCAAAGTGGCGCGAGCCGTACTGGCCGATGCCCGAGAGGTACGGGAAGTGGAGAGCGCCCGGAAACCGCTGAGCCATCCCCACGATGGTACCGTTGAGGGACGCGTCGCCGTGGTGGTAAAACATGTGCTCGGCGATGTAGCCGCCCAGCTGAAAAACCTTAATCTCGCGGTTGTTGCCCGCGAAACGCTTTAGGGCGCCGGCGAGAACCTTGCGGCGGGCGACGGGCACGCCGTCGATGCCCGGGATTTTTCGCTGAATGTCGTCGAGCTTGTAAGCTTTAGCGTCAACGCGCAGCTGAACGCTGCAGGGGATTAGCCGCGAGCGGTGAATTTCTTGGGTTTCTAGGTAAGAAAGGTAAGCGACTGGCGTCGAGAGGGCTGCTTTTCGGAGAGAGGGGCGGTTGCCGAAGTACACCTCGAAGAGCTCGGCGGCAGCGTCGTCGAGGGTGAAGGTGTAAACGGCCTGGGCGAAGCGGCGAAACATCAAAGCGACCTCGTCGTCGTCGTGGGTCGCAAGGCCCTTGTAGTACTTGACTTGGTGGGTGTGGCCAACGGCCGCGTTACCGCCCTCGGCTGCTACCCAGCGGCCAAACTCGTTTTCGTAGAAGAACTCGAGCGGGTCCCCTTTGCCCCGCAAAGGATAGGCGCGGATGACGGGGGTTGTGAAGCGTTTCACGTAGCCGCGGGCGATAAGGTTCGGCCAGAACACGTAAAACCACACAAGAACGAGGGGGAGAATTTTTCCAGTGCCGTCGAGGTCCTGGTCGGTGCAAACGACCACCGATCCGTAGCGGAGGCGGGCGACTTCGGCGGGGGTTTCGTAGCGGCAGGTAAAGTCGAGTCCGAGGATCTCGGCGAGGGCCTTGAGCACCTTGTTCTCGCGAAGCTGCTCGGAGCGGACAACGACCGTTTCGCCCCCAGCGGTTTCGACCTCGGTAACTTTCTTCATAGCGTTCATGATGACGCCGCCGAGAGACACGATGCCAAAGGTTTCGAAAGAGGGGCCGCCGGGGTTTTTCTTTAAACCAAGGGTGAGGCCGGCCCGGAGAAGGGTGATAGCGCTGTCCCCCTCAGCGGCAAGGAGGCTGCACTGAGCGCTGTCTTTCCCCCCAGCCTTGCGGGCGCGGGTATACTTGTCGGCTTCAACGCGCTTTTTGCGGCCGCAAACCCCTTTTTCTGAGGCCTGGAGGAGGCTTTCGGCAACCGTTCCGGCGATCTTGCTAAGAGTTGCGGCCGCAACCGTGTAAGGGCGGAGCTTTGCCTCGGCGACCTGCAGGTCGTCTTTCCGCTGGCCACTCCAGTCGGCGCCCGGAAGGGCTCCGACCGCGACGAGGAGAACGTGTCTGCAGGTGTCGGCTACCGACGCTTTCTTGTCTTTGGCCTTCGTTACCCGGGCAAGCTTGGCCCCAACGGCTTCGTTTAAAAGCTTTTTGAGGTAGGTAACGTGAGAGCCTTTGGCGCAGTGGACGCCGTTAATTACCGATATCTGGCTGAAGCGCTTAGAGCTCGGAACTACAGCAACCGCGATGTCCCAGGGGTGGGCGCTGTAAGGCGGCACTGTCGCTTTCGCGGTGCACCCCATAACGACGGCTTCGGGGTCGTGGGCGACAGCGAGGGCCGCGAGAGCTTTGGCTGAGGTGGTTGGGCAGCGTTCGCCGTTAAAAACGACCGCGACCTTTGGGCCGACGTAGGCCGCCAAGAGGAACATCCGCCAGCGGCACCAGGCTTCAAGATCAGCGGCGTCCTGAGCGGACAGCGGACCGTCGGGCTCTGCCGCGTACCCCAGCTCAGCGTAAGCCGGAACAAAAGAAATGCGGGTGTGGGGCTGCCTGCGGTTGGCGGGCAGGGTTTGAACCTCGGCCGAGCGCGTCGAGACGATCTTTGGGTGTCCTCGGATGCGCATGCGGTCGCGGAAGGCTTGAATGTACAGCTGGCCGTCGGTTACTGTCTCGACAACAAAAAGGGCCGAGTGGACGTTGATCAGTTTGGCACCGATCCCGTTGATGCCGCCCTTTACGCTGTTCGGGGGTTTTTCCATGTTGCAGCCCGCCAGAAACATCGCAAAGGCAACTTCGGGGACGTAAACGTCGTGGCCCGCAGCGGCCGACGCTTCTTCGTGGCAGACGATCGGGATGCCCGGGCCGTCGTTTTCGATGGTAAAATGGCCAGAGGCCGCGTCGAAATCAAGACTAATCCTGCTGACCCGCTCGGCGGCCTTTAACGCGCCTTCGTGCTCTTTTTTGTGGTCTGAGGCGTTAACGAGCCCTTCGTCAATGATTTTGAGGACCGCGGGGGTGTGGTCTCGCTTGATTTCGCGGATCTCGTACCTGGGGTCGGCGGGGGCGCCGGCCGGCGGGGGCACCGCGTATACTCCAGAGAGGCCCGGAATCGGGGTACGTTCGAGCGCGCCGGCCCACATGCCCTTAACGCGGGCGCTCTGGGCGAGAGAGAAAATCTGGTACCCGGCGGTTCCGGACGTTTTTGCGGCCATGGTACTAGAACGCGGACGGCATGCCTGGCAGCCGTGCTTGTTCAATTTCTGGCGATGGCGCGCTGCGCGGATACCGGCCCGTTGGGCCCTTACCGGGCCTCAGGCTGGCCTTGATGCACGGGCCATAAGGCAGGCTTAGCCGCACAACGGTGGCCCCGCTTAGACGTACGGGTTATAGGCCCACTGTAGCAGCGCTTGCCGTTGACGGGGGCGATGCTTCCGTTTTTCGGCTCGGGTTTTTGGTTTCTGCCGGCCAAGGCGCCCATAAGAAGCTTTGATTTGGCCAGCGTGGCGAGCGAACGCCTTCCAGCGAGCGATTTGGGCTTTGTCTACTCTAGGGTCTCGTCGGCCGATGTAGTACCGGCAGTACCACTGAAACCAGCCCCGGGTGTCGTTGTCTCCACGCACGAGGGGAATCCACCCTTTTCGGCGCCAGTAGCCGAGAGGTTTTCGAGACTTTACTTGGAACTCGTTGGCCTGGGGGTCGGGGGCTTCGGGCCGCAGGCGGGGCAGCGCTCCCACGTACCACTCTCGGGGAAACTCAAAGAGGCAGTCGTTTAGATACTTGCCCTCGAAAACGCCCCGTTTAAGCATTTGAGCGGGGGTCAGCTTCGGCTTAAAGCCGGGGTCAAAGTGCGTTCCAACGGGCTCAGAAAGCGTATAGCGGTAACGGGACTGCATTTTGTCGGCGACGGTGATGCAGCGCCCCGGCTTGTACCAAGACAGCGGTTTCGCGTAAGGGAGGAGGGCTTTAAGGTCTTCGCGGCTTTTCATTGCTCGGACGCGCCGGACGAGCGAAGCCCGGGGGCGGTACGCCCCCGGTCTGCGTGCAAGCTTGCTTAACGCGGGCATGAGAGGCAAGCACCGCGCTGTATTTAACCCGCCAAGAACAGGGCGGCCCGAGCCGCTTAGTTGAACAGTACCTCGTGGTCAGGCTCTTGAAGGGGCGTCAGGTTTTCCTCGTAAACCCCGGGCTGCTGGGCCCTTACGTCGTAATAGTCGCGCTTTGCGGGGACGTACCAGTGAACAGGGGTCGAGGGAAGCTGCCAGTTTTCAGGAATCCCGTCGTCGAAAACGTCGGGGCGGCCATACTCTTGCATTCCCAAAAGGCCCACGTCTACGCCGGCCTGGCCAGAAACTCCGGTAGAAAACTCGCGAAGCCCCCACTCTTGGCCGTGGGACGTTCGGCCGCCGTAAATCCAGCGCTGCCCAGTGCCGGCGGCCCGCGGGCCCGAGTACAGCTGGCCGGTTACAAGGGGGTCGGCTTCAGCCGTGCTGTACATCCGGGTTTCGGCAGGGGTTAACGGCTCCGCTGCGCAACCGAAGCGCTCGTGGGCTACGAAGCTAGACCCGCCGTTGCCGCCGGGAGAGCACCGCCAGCAGCTATCTCTCGTCGAGGTGGCCACGACGACGATGAGCAGCATTGTTACCAGTGCCACGATCGTAAGACTCGTTTGTGTTTGCCCGTGTGCCATTACTTTTTTGCTGGCCAACGAGCGCTATAGTAATCCCGCAGAGTGTTCAGCAAGACTGTTTGTCTGCCGCTTACCGGTACACCGGCGGGGGCACCCCTAGGGCTCCCCGCAGGGCTCCCACGAAACGGGAAGGTCTTCTTCGATGCTAGGCATGCTGCCAGAGGTTTGGCCTTTGCAGGCCCCTCGGCGGTCTGACAGCCACTGGCCGCTGCAGGCCGGGCGGTACTGGGCCCACCCCCCTGAAAACGGCTCGGCGCAGCGCGGCTGCCGCTGCACGCACAAGTAGCAAACAAGAAGGACGGCGACGAGGGTTAGGGCCGCAGCTAGCAGCCTGCTAGGGGTTGTTTTCTTAAGGCTTGCCTGGCTAGGGGGCGCCGCCGCTGGTGGCGCCGGCGCTACAACGGTAAGCCGAAATTGCGAAGACATCACGCCACGTTTTGCGTATATTTAGAGGCGCTGAAAAAGGTTAGCTTGCGCTGCGACGCGGTTGCAGCGGTTTATCGCCAGTCGCTGCGCACATGCGTGCGCGCTCAACCAGGCAGGCTTGCGCTAAACGAGGCAGGCTTGCGCTCAACGAGGCGCTCAACCAGGCAGGCTTGCGCTCAACCAGGCAGGCTTGCGCTAAACGAGGCAGGCTTGCGCTCAACGAGGCGCTCAACCGGGCAGGCTTGCGCGGCGCTTTGACGCGGTTGCAGCGGTTTATCTGCCAGTTGCGCACCGAGAAGGCAGGACCTGCCGGGGTGCTAAGCCATAGCGCCTACAAAACTTCCGCCCGAGTCGCACTTTCTCTGGTGCTTTGGAGCGAGGTACTTATTAAGCCTGCACGTGCTGTACGCCCAGTATGAGATGGCGAGAATGGCCAAGAGGACCACAAGGGCTATGATTACGGATTTGTCGTCCATCGGTACGCGTAACTCTGGCGATACGGTACTGGTTTGCGCTTATCCAGGGCGGGTAAAAATTGCGGGCGCGTCGATAATACGGCGCCGCGCGCTCATTTTTCTCGAAAGACGTGCTTGCGAAACCCAACCATCGCGCTGTCGAGGATTCGGGAGCCCTGAAACTCAGAAAGAGGAGCGCCCTCGAGGCGACGCCGGATGTAAAAGAGAGCGTAAAGGCCGCACTCGGTCATAGAGTTTTGGTGGCGGACGTCGGTTAAAGGAATTGGCCTAACCGCTCCGGTTCCAAACCTTCGCGGGTGAGCCGCTCGGTACTCGGTGAGACGAGCTGCCGAGCTTTCAAGCCAACGGGTCACCGGGTCCGGGGGAGGGTTTCCGGCAGAATTAAAATACTCGACGGTCCACTCTCCTTTGCCGCGGCAGTCGCCAAAAAGGGCCACCCAGTGCTTTCCCCGCCCGGTTGAGACGTCGGTGTTGAGGACGCACCCAAACGTGCTGCAAGGGCGCTGGACGGCCCCCCCCAACCGGCCAAGATTCTGGGTCTCTCTCCCTTCGAGTATCCCGACCACGTCGGTACGCGCGAGGCTGCCCCCGACGGCTTCGAAATCTATCATGTTAAAACTGTAGTTAAAAAACTCCGGGAAAACGGCGGCCCATTCTTGAAGAACCCCATCGATGTTGAAGTTGCTTAAGAGCCGCGTCGAGCCGCGAGGGCCCTCGGTTTTAAACCGCCGGTCGAGCTCAATGTCCAGCAGATGAGCCCCCCCCGCGTTTTCTAGCCCAGCCCCTTCCGCCTGGACGAACGACCGAAACTTGGGGTGAGTTACGACGCAAGACTCAGAGCTGCAGCCAAGAACCTGGGCCGCCCGGCGAACGGCTTGGGCTTCGCTGGTTAGAGCGCTAGGAAGGGCGGGCCAGAAAGCGCTGCTAGCGCCGTTTCTCTCGTCGTCGTTTCGGTCAGCGAACTCTTTGATCGCCTGAAGCACTCGGCGCGAAGAGCAGGGGTCGCCCTTTCCGCGAGCGACCACTTCTGAGCACTCGCTGGCGTCGGTTCCCACTCGCTTCAGGGCGGCTACCGCGTCTGCTTCTGGCGCATCCGAAGGCTTCGCAAGAAAACGGCCGCGGTTCTCTCCGTCGTTGAACCGCGCCGCGCGTCGGTGTTGGCCCCCGGTTTTTGCGGCTAAGCTAACGGCGTAGTAGTCTACCAAAGAGCCGCGCGGCCTGGCGCCGTTATGTTGCTCTAAGCCCGCCATGCTTCTATATAGTACATATACTCGGCATGGACATTACGGGGTTCATAACGCTTCGCGCTGAAAGCCAGAAAGACAACCGCTCAGCATCACTGTTTGCTGGCTGTCCTTGCCACCAGACAAGCAAGCGCGTTTATTATGGGAACGCCGAGCCAGAAGGGAAGGCCGTGGTTCTTGGCGGGGCCGAGGTCGTGGTTGGGGGCTGGGCTGCTTATGAGGCTGCCCGGCGAGAAGCCCGCTGGGTAGCAAACCCTCGGGATCAGACAACGCAGCCCCGAAGCTGGTACGGAGGACGCACCTACGTTTCGGGCCAAGATGCCGTAGAGAGCTTGGTGACGGCGCGGTGCTTTTCTGAGCGAGGAGTTTTAAACGGGGGCAGCGGGCCTTCTCTGAACCAGGCTGACCCCCTCGCTCGCTCTGCAGAGCGCCTGGCCGCCGCAATCACAGCTTTCAACCGAGCGGTTGTGACCGGCGCGACGGTTTGGGCCCGGCTTAAAGTTCCACCCGACCTGCCGGTGGCGGTTTCCACCCTCACCCCCGAAGACGTCCGGTACTCGGCTTGGGACACCGACATCCACCTCCTCCATCGGGCCGCAGAAGACGCCGGAATACTCGCGTCTAGCTACGCCCGAAACGACGAGATCTCGCAGCTTCGGGCGCCGCGACCCCCGGGAACCCTTCCCCCAATGCCCACCCGAGAGGTTCCTCTCTGGGGGCGCGACGCCGAGGTTAACCGCTCTATCGTCAACCTCGAAAAAGCCTCGGTTTTGCGGGCCGCTGCCATCGAAGCTTACCGGGGAGAAGTTGCGGCCGTCTTCGACGCCGCTGCTGCGGTTTTAGAGCGGGCGGCAAAGGGGGGCGCTTAAGCTTTTGGGCCTCTATGCTAGGGAGTACAGATCGAACGGACGGAACCCGTAGCCGCGCCGGCACCGTTCTCGACGCCCTGGGCCGCTATGCTAGAGAGTACGCCCTGGATTAGATCGATGGACGGAACCCGTAGTCGCGCCGGCACCGTTCTCGACGCCCTGGCTTAGATCGAATGGACAGAACCCGTAGCCGCGTCGGCACCGTTCTCGACGCCTTGGGGGGGCCGCCCGGCGTCGACTACAACCAGCTCATCTTAAACTTTGTCGCTCTCCACGCTGGCCGAGCCCGCCAGCGCACCAGCGCGTGGCAAGCCATGAGGTCGACGTTGATCGGGGGGTCTGAAGTCGCCGCCCTAATGGGGTGGAACCCGTACTCTTCGTTTGAACAGGTTGTCGCTTTGAAGGCCGGCGTTCAGACGTGGGGCGGAGGATCGGTCGCCTGCTGGTGGGGCTCGATGTTTGAGTCGGCGATCGAGCGTTTTGTTGAGATCGATTGCGGGACGCGGCTGGCCGGCACCGACATCAGTGTCTCTCCCCCTGCGACGAGCGGGCTGCAAGGCCTCCACGCAAACAGCCCCGACGGCTACGCCGTTTTAACCCTCTTCTTAAACGCCGACAACGAGTGGCAGATCTTAGGGACGGGCGCAGAGGCCCAGGCGGCCGCTGAGGGCCGCCACCGCAAGCGGGTCGTGGCGCTTTTCGAGTTTAAGTGCCCTTTCCGCCGGCGCCCGAACGGAGAAATCCCGAAACACTACCAGCCCCAGATCTGGTCAGGGCTGGCTGTGTCGCCAATCGCCCACACTGGGGTCTTTGTCGACGCCGGCTTTCGGAAGTGCGCTTTATGGAGCCTAGGGCCCGAAGCCGGGTACGACCGGACCTACCACCGCGAACGCGATAACCCTGACTGGACAACCCCGATCGCTTGGGGGCTGATAGGGGTTTACGCCCCCCGGTTCGACGCGAGCAGGAGCGCCGCTGCGGCCGGCGAGGAGGGTTGCACGGGCAGCGCTTCTGTGCATGCGGCCGACGAGGAAGAGTACACGGGTAGCGCTCCTGTGCATGCGGCCTACGAGGCCTGGCTTCTCTACTACAAAGAGCTCAGGTTGCCCTTTGAAAGCCCCGAAGAAGCGGCTCGCGCTGGACGCCCCTTTTGCCCGGACCCCCTCGACTTTGGAGACTGCGAAAAGAGCACCTTCGAGACGATGATGCTCCACCTCGACCAGGGCCGGTTCAGCGCCGAGCACGTTGGCCCCTGCTTTCCTGACGGACGGGGAGCCCCCCTCTTGACGCCCAAGGCCATTGGCGCAGCGGTTGACCGTCTCGCTGCCTCGCCGCCCCCCGGCCGGTACCTTTTGGGCGTAATTCCTTGGAAGGTTTTCGAAGTGGACTACGTGTTCCAAGAGCGGCGGCCGGGCTTTTTTGAAGAGGTTGGCCCCTTGGTCCGCGGGTGCCTTGAGCTTGCTGAACGTTTCCGGACGGCCGCTAACCCCCGGCGGGAGTACTACTCGTACCTTGAGAGCAAACGGCGAGCTTCGGCCCAAAATGGGGCCGCAGAAGAAGGAACCGTTTCTGCCAACGAACTTCAAGACCTTTTTGACCTGCTAGCAGCGAGCGACTGTGCCGCCAAAACCTGAGAAACGGGCCGCGACTAGACCGTTGTTTTGCGACACCCGACCTGCGCAGCGGGCGGCTGTGCCGCGTAGGCGAATTCGCAAAAAACGTCGCGCCGCGTAGGCGAATCCGCAAAAAACGTCGCGCCGCGTAGGCGAATCCGCAAAAAACGTCGCGCCGCGTAGGCGAATCCGCAAAAAACGTCGCGCCGCGTAGGCGAATCCGCAAAAAACGTCGCGCGCGTAGGCGGCTCTGCAAAAACGTCCCGCCGGCGCATCCAAACCTGCGCGCTTAAGCCCGAGAGACACAATAGTAGTCGTAGGCCTCTCCGGCGGTTTCTGAGGGGGTTACGATTCGAACAACCTGGCCGGGCCGGGCTCCGATCCAAACCACGGGCGGGCTTAAGGCGGCGACCCGCTTGAGGTCTGCGAGGGTTCGCCTCTCCCGGGCCAAGAAAGCTCGAACGTCCGCAGGGTCCACGATCTCGTGCCGCGGGACGATCTGGGCCCGCGGGACGTTGAGAGAGAAAACATGGTAGGGGTATATATTGTAGAACTCGGCGAGGGCTTCAGCCCGCTCGGCGTTTTTGGCAGCTGTTTTTCGGAAGACGTAGATGACGTCGGTGATGTTCTTCTTTTTCATAGCGTCTCCGGGGGCTATTACGATAACCTCGGCAAGGCGCCCCTCTCGCGCAAAGGCCTCAGAGTCTAAAGACGACACGAGGCCCCGGAGCTGGGGGCCGTGCTCTGTGTACTTGCCGCAAAGAGCAAGAAGAAAGATCGACACAATCCGGCGGTCAGCCCCCTCGGCGTCAAGGCGAAAGTACCCGATGTGGTCGAGCTCGGTTGTAAAGCTGTCCCGGGCGGCGGCCAGCTTGCTCGGAACAAGGGCCTTTAGCTTGCGGCTCGCAAGGAAAGCCGGGAAGAGGCTGTACACGAGGTAAGAAGGATGTTCGTCCATTCGTTGCACCTTAATATAAGGCTAGCGCCTTTTCAATTCCGAGCCGTTAGGCATCCATTATTTTTGCGGCTGCGCTCGGTTTTGCCAAGCATGTATACCTCGCATCTCAAAGCCTGCGACGACCGGCGTCTCCACGATGGACCAACCTGCAACAAGCTCAGCCCAGGGCGCCAGGGCCGCCGCTGGCCAGCTCGCTCACCACGTCATCGGGCGCAACCCGAAAATCTGGGGCATCATATTTATTGCGATGGCGGTGGTTCTCCTCATCTTTATCGTTCTCTTCATTGTGTACTTCAACAAGTACAAGGAGTGCGGAAGCGGCGGCAAAAGCGGTATGCTTGGCACGAACCCGCTCGGAAACCTTAACACGGGGGGGAACAACCCCTTGTGGCACTACCAGATGGGCGACGCCGGCTGGGGCGGCCCGATGCACTCGACCCACCAGCAGGGCCAGCCCCGCGTCTGGGGCGCTTCGGCGGAAAGCGACCACGACATGGGCGTCGTTTCTCAGTCCATCCGCGGCTGCGGCGGGAGCGTTAGCCCCGCCGCGGTCGGAGAGGCCCAGGCCCTAACCGCCGCCCAAGCTTTCGAACCCGCTGGTTCTGCGAAAAACATGAGCGACGACGACCTCATGCGTGTGATGAACGGCGGCGCTTAAGCGCGCGCGTCAAGCCACCCGCGGGCGTGTTCTCGCGAGCGCACCTGCGTTCTGTGGCGCTAAACGACACGATTTTAAAGGTTATTTTCGCCGTGTATATGCGCACCGCGCCGCACCGCGCCGCATCCACAAACGCATGGAGTACGAAGCACAAAGCGCGCTTACGCGCCCCGAAAAGGCATACGAACAAAAGCCCGGCGTTTTGAGAAAGGCTTCAGCCGCGGTAGCGTCCCACAGCTCCGGGGCTCTGGCCCTTATTGTTCTTCTCGTCCTAACCGTGGTTTACCTGTACGCTCGCCAGGCTGGCTGGTTCGGCTTGGGCCAAGAGCTGCAGCCGCGGCTTGCCCTTCCTAGTCGGTCGGCTAAGAGAGAGAGCTGGCGCCGCGATGACGCCGAAGACGCCGAAACCAGCCGCTTGATCGACAGCATCAACAACGCCCCGCAGCGGCTCGCTGGCCGCTAAACGGCGCAGCTGGCCCCTGCAACGCCCCACTAGCGCTGCGCGCAGCCGCCCTCTCTTTAAGGTGTTTGCGGCGCGCGTGCTTTAGGCTTCGTTGTCAGCGCGGCCTGCTCGCTTTTTCTGGCTCACGCGTGCTTTAGGCTTCGTTGTCAGCGCGGCCTGCTCGCTTTTTCTGGCTCACGCGTGCTTT